CACGTCATTTACATACCTGACATGCACACCATTCGATGATTCAAGTGCGTTAAAATCCGTAAAATTAGGAAAACAGAACCCTTCTGATTTAGAATATACATCAGGAGGAATTTTTTAATGTCAAAAGTTATTAACATATAAGTGTTTATGAAAACAAAACTGACTCATATTTGAAAAGAAAAAGTTTTGTATAATATTATACAGTTTTAACAAAAAATAATTAAATAGTTTACAATTATTTCCTTATATGCTATAATAGCTATATCAAATTTACATATGTCTTGTTGAAATTTGTGAATTAAATAAAATTTGATATATACCTTTCAAAACAAATAATATAAGCAAAGATTAGAGGAAATTATATGGAATATGCAGCACATTTTACAGAAGATGGAAGATTACAAACTGTTAAAGAGCATCTCATAAGTGTAGCCGAAAAAGGTAAAAGGGACTCTGAGCTTATAAATATGCCAAGCCTTTATTATCTTGCAGCAATTTTACACGATATGGGTAAAAACACTGCTCGCAGTGATGAATATCAAAGGACAGTTGGTTCAGGTGGTGAGTGGAACAAAGGTAAGGTTGTACATTCAAATTGTGGCGGAAGATATATATACGAAAAATTTATAAAGAACAATGATTCTGATAAAACAAATAACTATACTGTTGAAATTATTTCTTCGGTTATTATGTCACATCATGGTTTGTTTGATTTTGATTATCCTAAATCAGGCAAAGAAAATGGCTTTGTTACAAAAATAAATAATACAAATTACGATTACAATGAATGTAAAAAGCTTACACTCGATGAGGTTATAAGCGAAAAGGAAATTGATGAGCTTTATCTCAACGCTAAAAATGAAGTTAATGAATTTCTGAATTTTTGCAGTAAAGATGAAGATAAAAGAAAAGATGGCGAATCTTTAGAAAGGATTAAGTTATTTAATTGTTCTTTGCTGATAAGAGTGTTACTTTCAATATTGGTTGATTCTGACCATTCTGATACTGCGGAATTTGTTAATCGGATAGAACGACCTAAGTTATATGGAGATGCAGAACTATGGGAGAAATGTTGCAATTACTTTGAAGAAAAGATTAAGCTATTTAATAAAGATACTGAACTCAATAAGATAAGAGCAGAAATATCTGATAAGGCATTAGCTTATTCAGAAAATTCTGAAAATATCGTAAGAATGACTGTTCCAACAGGTGGTGGAAAGACTATAAGCTCACTAAGATATGCCATTCATCATGCTAAAAAATTTAATAAGAACAGGATTTTTTATGTTGCTCCTTTTAATTCAATACTTGAACAGAATTATAATGAAATAAAATCTTTTTTGCCTGATGATGTTTCTGTTTTGCCACATTTCGGAGATATGCTTTATTGTAATTATAATGAAAGTTTAGCTACTGAACAAAATATTAAATATATGAGTGAAAATTGGAATTCTTATGTTATAGCTACATCAATGGTGCAGTTTTTAAATTCTCTTTTTGATGGAAAAATAAGTTCAATAAGAAGAATGAGAGGTCTTATAAATTCGGTAATTATTATAGACGAGGTGCAGTCTATTCCATATGAATTTATCAGATTATTTAATATGGCAATGAAATTTCTTGCTTATATATGTAATTGTACAATTGTTTTATGTACAGCGACACAACCACCTTTTGAACATATGGATTATTGTTTAAGGCTTGATGAAAGCTGTGAAATGATAAACGGTTTTGAAGATTACAGCGAAAAAATGAGGCGTACAAGAATTATAGATAAAACAATTCCAGGAGGATATACTGCTGATAATGTTGCTGATTTTTTACATTCTCTTTCAGAAGATTGTCGAACTATTCTTTGCGTAGTTAATACAAAAAAAGCGGCTTTTGAGGTGTTTAAGAGTGCAAAGCATTTGTTTGAAGATGAAAAAATAGTGCTTGTGCATCTTTCAACTAATATGTGTCCTGAACATAGAGCTAATGTTATCAAAAATATGAAAGATGAAATGAAAAATGGCAAGCGTGTTCTTTGTGTAAGTACTCAGCTTATTGAGGCGGGCGTTGATATTTCTTTTGAAACAGTTGTCCGCTCTCTTGCTGGTACAGATAGTATTGTACAGGCGGCAGGCAGATGTAACAGAAATGCTGAAAGAGATATTGGCTATGTTTACATAGTGAATATAAGCAATGAATATGAAAATATTTCAAGTTTGAAAAGCATTCAAAAGGGTAAAAGTGCTACTATTGGTTTGCTTAAACGCATAAAGAAAAAACCAGATGAATATGAGGATTTGCTTGATTTAAAAGCAATAAAAAAGTTTTATATTGATTATTATAAAAATTTTGACAAAAAAGATTTATATGTCGAAGATTTTACATGCTCAATATTTGAAATGCTTTCCACTAACGAAAAAGGCTCATACCATATTAAAACACTTCTTAGGGCAGCTATGAAAACCGCTGGAGAATGCTTTGAAGTTATAACTGATATAAATGAAAGCGTCCTTGTACCCTATAAAGACGGCAAGGAGCTTATATCCGAGCTTTTATCAGAGGGATATAAGGATTATGACGCAATTATAAAAAAGGCTCAGCGATATTTGATAGGATTGCCGAAAAATAAGCTTAAAGACTCTTATATAAGTGTCGATAAGAAAACTGGTATTCGTTTTCTTACAGATGGATATTATGATGAAATATATGGTTTCTCGGAAAATCCTAATTTGGATTTTTGCTATTTCTAAATAAAAAGCCAAAAGCCCTATCTTTCGATAGAGCCTTTGGCAAGCTACAATAATAAAGTCAAAGTAATAATTTCAATCCACATAACTAAGATATTAGCTATGACAAAAATATTATAGCCTAAAATAAATTATTTTACAAATTCTATTGACAAGTATAAAAAAATGAATATAATAAATTCAAATTAATAGAAAGGAGTTTGTGAGGTGAAATATAAAAATGAATTTTGTTATAAGGTCTATGGAGATTATGCACTTTTTTCCGACCCTATAACAAGAGTTGGTGGAGAAAAGATGAGTTACCCTATACCTACATATTCAGCTCTTATAGGTATTACAAAAGCTATCTATTTTAAACCGACTTTGCTTTATGTGATTGATTCTGTAAAAGTGCTTAAACCAATAAGAACGGTATCTAAGGGAGTCAGACCAATTAAATACCACGGCGGAAATGACCTCTCAATCTATACCTATCTTACTGATGTTGCTTATGCAGTAAAAGGGCATTTCATTTGGAACGAAAATCGTCCCGAATTTGCAAATGACAGAAATGAGGACAAGCATTATCAAATACTTAAACGAATGATAAAGCTTGGCGGCAGACGCTCTCCTCAGCTTGGTGTTAGCGAGTGTCCAGCATATGTTGAGCCTTGTAATTTTGATGAGGAAAAAAGTTGCTATGATGATGTCAATAACTCGGAAATCTCATTTGGCTTAATGTATCACAGCATAATATATTGTGATGAGGCTATTAACGAAGAAGATAAAGGTAAGATGACTGTTTGTTTCCATACGCCAGTTATGAAAAATGGACAGATTGATTTTATTCGACCTGAGCAATGCACAATTAAGCGTCATATAAGAGATGCTAAACAGAAAGTTTTTGATACAGAAAAATGTGAGAGTGTTGATACACTTCATACGGAATTATTTAGGGAGGTAGATAAAAATGAGTTGGATAACTGAAACTGCCGCCTTATACGATGAAATCAAGGAAAAGGTTAATAATAGCGATGAATGGGAACCTATTCTTCCGCTTTATCATTCTACAAGTAATGCACAGATACAGGTTACTATTTTTAGCGACGGAACATTTTCACACGCAGAAGTAGTTGATGCTGATGATGCAAAAACTATAATACCTGTTACGGAAGATTCAGGTTCGAGAGGCAATGGCATTTTACCAAACCCACTTTGTGATAAGCTGATTTATATTGCAGGTGATTACAGCATGTATGTTGCAAAAGCTAAAAGTGATGCTGATGAGTATTTTGTGACATATATCAAGGCTTTAAAGGCTTGGGCAGAGTCGGAGTATTCGGATATTTGTATTACAGCTATATACGATTATCTTAGCAAAAGAATGCTCATAAACGACCTTATCGGCGATGGTATACTGAAACTAAAAGGTGCTGTTCTTGATGAAGAATATAAAATAACAAAGTCAGCAAAGCAAATAGATTCATTTGTACGCTTTGTTGTCAATGATTTGGATTCAGGGGAAAATATAAAGGTTTGGAAAAGCAAGGCACTTTTTGATAAATACATAGCTTATTATGAATCTTTAGGCAAGAAAAGAGATTGCCAGCTTTGTTATGCAAGCGGAAAAATCGTTCCTGTAACATATAAGCATATGGCTAGAATTCGAAATGGAGGTGATAAGGCTAAACTTATTTCTTCAAACGATGATTCGAATTTTACTTATAGAGGCAGATTTGCAAATAGAGAAGAAGCTTTTGCAGTAGGTGAAATTGTAAGTCAGAAAGCTCATCTTGCTTTAAAGTGGCTTATAAAAACTGGTGGTATAAGTGTTGGTGATGAAAAATATGTTGCATGGGAAAGCCGTCTGAATGAAATACCAAATGTGTTTGGTAGAATAGTACTTGATGAAAGCAAAAATTCTGGCTCTTTTGTAAAGGATAAGGACGATAAGGTTTATGCAAAGACGGCAGAGCAGTATAAGAATATAATAGAAATGGCAATTAAGGGATATAAAAAAAATCTGGATTTAAATTCTTCAAAGGTTATTCTTATGGCATTAGATTCTGCTACCTCTGGCAGGCTTTCAATTATTATGTATCAGGAACTTACTTCTACTGATTTTTATAAAAATATTCAAGAATGGTATAGCAAAGTATACTGGCATAGTTGCTATAAGACAGATGATGGTGAAGTTATACATTGTGTGCAGACACCTACCCCTATCGAGATTGCAAGATGTGCTTATGGTAATGAGAGAGATGGAGAGCTTATTATTGATTATAAATCTGGTATTTTTAAGACGGTAATTAAGCAAATCTATCCTTGCATTACGCTTGGAGCAAGATTTCCAGAGAACATACTGAAAAGAATTTTTACAAGAGCCTCAAACCCTCAGCTTTATAGTGAGCAAAACAACTGGAAAAGGGTTCTTGATGTCTGCTGTGCATTATATAGAAAATATTATGAAGGTGAAGGAGTTGAACTTACTATGGAACTTGATAGAAGTTACAATAATAGAAGCTATCTTTATGGTAGACTTATGGCTGTTGCTGAGAAGCTTGAAACTGATACATATGATGATAACGAGGCAAGAATGACTAATGCGGCAAGATTTATGAACTCGGTTATTGCATCTCCGTATAAGTCTTGGGGAAATGTTAGTAAAAGACTTATCCCATATATAAACAAAATACAAAGTAAAAACCCAGGTCTTTATGTTTATTATAAGAAAGAACTGAGAGAAATATATAATATGTTTAAAGCTGGAGAATATGAAATGAAAAAGCCTCTTGAGCCTTTATTCTTTATGGGCTATTACGGCGAACAACAATATCTTTATACATCAAGAAAAAACAAAAATGATGATAACAAGGAGGATTTATAATTATGTCAGTATTTAATAACAAGGTGGATTTTGTAGCTTTTATTTCCGTTAATCATGCAAACCCTAATGGCGACCCAATCAATGGTAATCGTCCGAGAGATACAATGGAAGGTTTTGGAGAGATTTCTGATGTCTGCATTAAGCGTAAAATCAGAAACAGACTTCAGGATATGGGTGAATGTGTATTTGTACAATCAGACGAGCGCAGCGACGATGGTTGTAAGAGCCTTAAAGAACGAGCAGATAGCTATGAGGAATTGAAAAAGCTTTCAAAAGGTAAGGAAACAGGCAAAGATGCTTTTGCAAAATTGGCTTGCGAAAAATGGATTGATGTAAGAACATTCGGACAGGTTTTTGCTTTTAAAGGCGATGCTGTTTCGGTAGGCGTAAGAGGCCCTGTGACTATTCAACCTGCATTTAGTCTTGAACCAATTGAAATTGAAGATATACAGATTACTAAGAGCGTTAATAGTGAAAGTAAGTCAGGTAAAGCATCTGATACAATGGGTATGAAGCATAGAGTCAGGTTTGGTATATATGTATTGAAAGGAAGCATCAACTGCCAGCTTGCAGAAAAGACAGGCTTTACAGAAGAAGACGCTGAGAAGATTAAAAACGCAGTAGCAACACTTTTTGAGAATGATTGTTCATCAGCTCGCCCTGAAGGAACTATGAACATTGAAAAGCTTTTCTGGTTTAAGCATAACTGCAAGTCGGGACAATATTCATCAGCAAAGGTACATAACAGCGTTATCGCAAAGGCTTTGTGTGAAGAGCCTACATCAGCTAAGGATTATGAATTTATATATGATGGAAATCTTGAAGGTTTAACTCCGGAAGTGATTGAATGACTTATGATGATGACAACATACTAAGTATATCTGGAATACAACATTTTGTGTTTTGCCGCAGACAATGGGCTTTAATTCATATTGAACAGCAATGGGCAGAAAATTTACTTACTGTTAGCGGCGAAATTATGCACAATAAGGCTCATGACAATACTTTCTCGGAAACAAGAAACGGTGTAATAGTATCAAGAGGAATGCAAGTTGCTTCATATGAACTTGGCATATTCGGCGAATGTGATGTTGTTGAATTTATTCCGTCTGAAAGCGGTGCATTGCTTTATGATAAGCCTGGAAAATATACTATCATTCCCGTTGAATACAAGCATGGTGAACCAAAGGTATCAGATGCAGATATATTACAGGTTGCCGCACAAGCTTTGTGCCTTGAAAATATGTTTTGTACAAGCATAAATAAGGTGCATATATTCTATGGTAAAACAAAACGCAGACAGAGAATAGAGCTTACTGATGATATAAGAAATCGCTTAAAGAGTGTAGTTGAAGAAATGCATGAACTTTATAGACGAAAATATACACCTAAAGTTAAGCAAAATAAAAATTGCAGAGCGTGTTCACTAAAGGATTTATGCTTGCCAAAGATAACAAAAATAAAAACTGTAAAAAGATATATTTCTGATATGACAAACGAGGATTGAATTATGAAAAAGCTTCTTAATACACTCTATATCAGTTCTCCGGATACATATTTATCACTCGATGGAGAAAATGTTGTTCTATCAAAAGAAAGACAGGAAATAACGAGAGTTCCATTACATAACATAGAATCAATTGTTACTTTGGGATATAGTGGAATGAGTCCTGCTTTGCTTGGAAAATGTGCTGATAATAGTATAGGTGTTTCATTTCTGAGCGGAAGTGGAAGATTCCTTGCAAATGTGGTAGGTTCATATTGCGGTAATGTGATTCTTAGGAAAACTCAATATAAGCTTTCTGATGATGAAAATGCTTGTACTGAAATAGCTAGAAATATGATAGCTGGAAAACTGTATAATTCTCGTTGGGTTATTGAAAGAGCAACTCGTGATTATCCTAATTCGCTTGATATTAATAAATTAAAGAGTGTTTCTGCAAAACTTAAAGATTCAATAGCAAATCTTAATGACTGCAAAAATACCGAACAGCTTAGAGGTATTGAAGGCGAAGCTGCAACGAGATATTTTTCTGTATTTAATGATTTGATTTTACAACAAAAAGAGGACTTTGTTTTTAATGGAAGAAACAGAAGACCTCCAACAGACAGAGTTAATGCTTTGTTATCATTTTCGTATACATTGCTTACAAGTATGACTGCTTCAGCTCTTTATTGTGTGGGACTTGACCCATATGTTGGCTTTATGCACAAAGACCGTCCTGGAAGAGTATCGCTTGCTCTTGATATGATAGAAGAACTCAGAGCGGTTTTTGCAGACCGTTTTGTGCTTACTGTAATAAATAAAAAAATCGTAAATAAGAATGATTTCTTTATCAAAGAAAATGGAGCGGTCTTGCTTAATGATGATGGTAAAAAGAAAATTATTAAGTCATGGCAGAATAAAAAATCACTTGAAATAAAACACCCATTTTTAGAAGAAAAAGTTGAATGGGGTATGGTTCCTTATGTTCAGGCATTACTTCTTGCAAGATGTCTTAGAGGTGATCTTGATGGTTATCCGCCATTTATGTGGAAGTAGGTGTAATTTATATGCTTGTGCTTATTACCTATGATGTAAATACGGAAACTGCTGATGGCAAAAAACGCTTGCGTAAGGTTGCGAAAGAATGTGTAAACTACGGAAAAAGAGTTCAAAATTCGGTTTTCGAGTGTGTTATGGATGCAGCAAAATGCAGGCAAGTCAAAGAAAAATTAATAAATATAATAGATGAAAAATCTGATAGCATAAGATTCTATTACCTTGGAAATAACTATAAAACTAAAGTGGAACATTATGGTATAGATAATACATTTGATGTGGAGGGAGTGTTGCTATTTTAGTGCGAATAGTAAGCTTACATAAATTCACAAGGATATTCGCACCATAAAAATATAATTTTGCAAATCTAATATTAAATCTGCTTTTATATACCTAACTATAATTTTGTGAAAAAGTGCAGATATATAGTTGATTTAAGAGTAAATATTATGTTGGATTTTGCTGTCGCTCTCCTCACGGAGAGCGTGGATTGAAATCTTGATATGTTTAACAAACTTATGCGATAGTTTACGTCGCTCTCCTCACGGAGAGCGTGGATTGAAATCCCTCAAATTGGAAATTGTACGGCGAACAGCTTGGTCGCTCTCCTCACGGAGAGCGTGGATTGAAATAGCAAAATTTAAGATGTTTTCCGATTTTTCAGGTGTCGCTCTCCTCACGGAGAGCGTGGATTGAAATAGGAACAGCTTGATAATAGTAGGTGTCTGCAGCGCGTCGCTCTCCTCACTTGTAATTGAATAAGCGAAGAAAAATAAAATCGATAAGAACCAATCTCCAAAGGGTTGGTTCTTATTTTTTATGTAAAAAATTTGTTGGCAAACAGACAGGCAAATGATTGATTTAGTTTAAAAAATTCAAAAAGAAAAGGTGTTATCAATGGAATATTGTTTTTATCTTCCGAAGGAAATTATGGCAGATGAATATCGTGAGTATTCAGCAGAAACTAAATTGCTCTTTGCAATGTTGTTGTCAAACTCTAAAACATCATCAGCAATTATAGGTGTTGCAAGGTTAATTGATGAGTTAGGTTCAAAAGAAATTAACTTTTTGCATAAGGAATTGCAAAAAACAATCGCAGAAAGTGAAGGTGCTTGATTATGCAATTTGATTTCTTCAAAGGAAATGAAACCGAACAGTATATGTTCTATAGGGTTCCTCAAGTACTTTTCACCGATGAACAATTCAATAAGATTTCTTGCGAAGCAAAATTACTTTATGGTTTTTTAATTGACAGAACAAGTCTATCAGTAAAAAACAACTGGCTTGATAAAAGTGGAAATGTGTTTGTATATTTTACACTTGAAGAAGCAAAGGAAAAATTAAACATAGGCACAGGAAAATCTGTAAAAATATTTGATGAATTAGAGCGAATAGGTTTGATTATCCGTAAAAAGCAAGGTCAAGGCAATCCTACGAAAATTTATGTAATGAATTTTACAAAGCAAATATCTAAGACTTCCACACAAGTTGCTAAAGACAAGGTTCAGACTTCCAAAAAACGAAAGTCTGAAAGTGATGTGGAAGTCAAGACTTCCGAAAATCGAAAGTCTAAAGTTTCAAAAAATGGAAGTGTAGACTTCCAAAAATCGAAACCTAATCATACTAATAGAATCATACTTACAGAATCAAATCAATCTTATCTATCAAATGACACCCAGGAGAAAGCAAAAGAGAAGTCTGAAAATGATGGACAGACAGATTTAATTGAGGATATTAAGGAAGATATTAAATATCAGATTGATTATGACATATGACTTGAACGATTAGATGAATTAGGAATTACCACAGACACCCTTGACTTAGTTGTTGACATATTGCTTGAACCCTATACTTGCAAATCAGAAATGATTGTAAATAGTCAGCCCCTTTCCCCTCAGATTGTACAAGCACAATTCAAGAAAATCTCATTCGACCACTTACAGTATATTTTTGATTCACTGAAAGCAATTACACAAAATCATAGAATTAAAAACTTAAGGGGATATTTACGAACTTGCTTGTATAACGCTCCACACACAATCGACCAATTCTATACAAACGAAGCTAATTATGACCTAAATAATTAGCTCGCTGGAACTTTTGCCCCACTGGGGCGAAAGTTAAAAAAGACAGGAGATGTACAAAATGACAATTATCACACAGGAAGAAGATTTTGTTAACTACAACGCTATTAAACGCATATCATCTTTTACGGTTGACATTTCTGAATCTGAAGATGAAGAAAAAAATGTTTACATACTGCTTGCATTTGAAAATAACAGTTCAGTTACAACTGATGATATTGAAGAAAATGCTAATGCTATTGACGGTGTAATACATTTGGGTGTTTACGGAAACAGAGAAGAACTTGATAGCGTGATATCAAGCTTGACCGAAGCACTTAAACGCAATGAGCCAGTTTTTGTCATGCCACAACCTACAAAGTGATTTGTGGAGGTGCTGTTATGAATCAGGACACTTCTAAAACGATAAGTGTTGTTGTGCAAACAACAAGAATGACCGCAGATGTTTTGAAAGACGCTTTAAGAGCATTGCTTTCAAAGCAAACAAAACACGGAAAAATCAGATACGGCACAATAGCTAAGCGTGGCAAACTGGAATCTATTGAGGTGACAGAAAATAATATCAAGGACTTTTTGCATACCGCAAGAAAATATGATATTGACTATGCACTAAAACGAGATTCATCAACTACTCCACCAACATATCATGTATTTTTTACAGCAGCAAGTACAGAAATTTTCCAAAAGGCTTTTGCTGAATATGCTTCAGGAATAAACGAAAAAGTTAGTGAAAAATCGGTTGTTAATAGAGAACAAATCAAGGAAAATTCAAGAATTATAAGTCAAAAATACGCAGAAGCTGCGAAAGAACGCAATCTTTCAAATGACAGCATATCGGGGCGATAGCTATGCAGAATTTCTCAGCAGATAAAGTCAAAAAGATTATAATAAGCAATCTTCCTTTGCTTTTGTTCTTTTGGATTGGAAATAAGCTGTGCTTCGCATTTCGTACTGCAAATGGTACAGATTTATACACTAAGTTCTCACCATTCATTGAAAATTTTACTGACAGCATAACGAATCCTTTTCCAAGTTTAAATTTAATCGACTTGGTATTTGGGATAGGCATTGCGGTTTTGTTTAAGGTGTTTATCACCTATAAGCATAAACACGCTAAAAAATATCGTGATGGCAAAGAATACGGCAATGCTGTTTGGGGTACTGAAAAAGACATTGAGCCATATATGGACAAAAAGAATTTTGATAACAATGTTTTGCTGACAAAAACAGAACGCTTAACCATGGGTAAACCATCTGCTCAAAAATATGCAAGAAACAAAAATGTACTTGTTATTGGTGGTGCTGGTAGTGGTAAAACAAGAGGTTATGTTAAACCAAACCTTATGCAAATGCACTCAAGTTATGTTGTTACTGACCCAAAAGGAACAGTGTTGGTTGAATGTGGAAAAATGTTCAAACAAGGCAGACCTGTAAAACATTCTGATGGTTCAATAACTTATGAGCCATATAAAATCAGGGTTTTTAATACAATTGATTTTTCTAAATCTATGCACTATAACCCATTTGCTTACATAAAGCCAGAAACCCGTGAACAGGATATTTTGAAGTTTGTAGATGTTTTAATCAAAAATACAAATTCAAAGCAAAAAACAGGTGGCGATGACTTCTGGGAAAAGGCTGAAAGGCTGCTATATTCAGCATATATTGCTCTGATTATTACAATGTGTCCCAAAGATGAGTGGAATTTTCAAACATTGATTGAATTTATTAACGCTTCTGAGTGTCACGAAGAAGATGAGGGCTTTATGAATGCAATCGATTATGCTTTTTACTATCTTGAGAAATGGATAGAAAATCTTTGGTATGAAGATGAAGAATTTGATGAGGAAACTGAAAATTATAGAGAACTGCAAAATGATATACCGACAGCAGAACAGATAAGTCTTGGAAAATTTGCAGTAAGGCAGTATAAAGCTTATAAACTTGCTGCAGGCAAAACCGCTAAATCAATTCTCATTTCTTGTTCGACTCGCCTTGCTCCGTTTGCAATTGATAGTGTTCTTGAAATAACTCAATATGATGAAATGCACCTTGATAAAATTGGTGATGAGCTAACTGCACTTTTTATTATTATTTCAGATACTGACGAAACATTCAATTTTCTTGTTGCAATAATGTACTCGCAAATGTTCAATCTGCTTTGCACAAAAGCAGATAACAATCCTGATGGCTCTGGCAAGCTGAAATATCATGTACGATGTTTGCTCGATGAATTTGCAAATATCGGAGAAATTCCGAACTTTGACAAGTTAATAGCAACGATTCGAAGTCGTGAAATATCTGTATCAATTATTTTACAGACTAAATCACAGCTTAAAGCAAGATACAAGGATAATGCCGAAACAATAGAAGGTAACTGTGACACAACTCTATTTTTAGGCGGAAAAGAAAGAACAACTCTCAAGGAAATATCTGAAGCACTTGGCAAAGAAACTATTGATATGTTTAATACTTCTCGAACAAGAGGTAATCAAGAAAGCTATGGTATGAACTATCAGAAGCTTGGCAGAGATTTAATGAGTCCTGACGAACTTCAGGTAATGGACAATACCCAGTGTATTTTGCAAATTCGTGGCTTGCGACCATTTTTCTCGAAAAAATTTGAAATTGAAAAACACAGTAGATATTCTATGCTTTTTGACTTCGATAAAAAGAATTATTTTGATGTGGCAAAATTTGTCGCAGAACAACAAAAACACAGAACAAAACTAACTAACAATACAGTAATTGATGAACACATAATTAAAAAATAAAATTCAGAAATCAAAGGAGTTATTTAATATGAAATACATAAAGAAAAATACAAATAATCAATCAAGTAATAAACTTACAAAAAGATGTAAAATTGCAAAGAAAATAAGCGTTGCTATTATTGCAGCATTAACAATCATGGCAATGGCTGCCATGACAGTTTTTGCTGCAGGAGCAAGTGGTAAAGTAGATACAACAGACTTTATAAATAAAACAGTTACAGTTTTGCAGTCTGTTATATCCCTTATTGGTGCTGGTCTTGGTGTTTGGGGTGTTGTAAATCTCATAGAAGGCTATGGAAACGATAATCCTGGTGCAAAATCACAAGGTATGAAACAGCTTATGGCAGGTCTTGGACTTGTTCTCCTCGGCATTGTAGTTGTCCCTATTCTTGGAACAATGATGAAATCTGCGATGTAATTATAGATTTTCTTAAAATAACAGACACACTTATTCCGCAAAGTGTGTCTGCCCAAAGAGGGTGATGAAATGAGTTGGAATATAGTTCAGGACGCAATAGATGCAATACAAAACTGGTTCAAGGGTGTGTTAGCAGACGGCATAGTTGGTTCTTTGCAAAGTACAAGCAATACTCTTAACAGTACATTCAATACAAGTAATCAAGGTGTAATGACAAGTTTATTATCAGATACTCCTGATAAATTTACAGGTTCTACGGACCCTAATGCAACACCAATATGGAGTGGTATTGAAACAATTACTAACAATGCTATCGTACCTATTGCATTATTTATTTTGATTATTGTTTTAGTTTATGAACTGATTCAAATGGTTGTTTCTGGAAACAACTTTCGGGATTTTGACACAAGCATTTTTTTCAAGTGGTCTGTCAAAGCCGTATGTGGGATTTTGCTTGTGTCTAATGTATTCTATATTGTCACAAATGTTTTTGGATTTGGTTCAACTGCTGTAACTTCAGGATTAACAAGTCTTTTCCCTGACGGACAAAGTTTTCTGAATTCAGCGACAATATCGGGTTCACTTCGCAGTAATTTGGTGAATTTGGGAATAGGTGATTTAGTAGTTTTACTCATTCTTTCATTCCTGATAGCAATAGTTACTTTTATTGTGCTTGGTGCAATAATCATTGTTCTTGCAAGTCGTATGATTGAAGTATTTATGTATCTTTCAATATCTCCTATTCCGATGGCAACTATGATGAATAGAGATTGGGGCGAGATAGGTAAGAATTGGCTTAGGAATATACTTGCTTTAGCATTTCAAGGATTTTTTATAGTAGTTGCATTAACAATCTTCAAGGTGTTACTTGGAAATGTTATAACGCAAATGTCTAATATAGGTTCGAATGCAGCTGCTATTAATGGCAGTATGGCAATGATGTTAGGTTATATAGTCGCACTAATATTTACCGTATTCCGTTCAAGTAATATTTCAAAATCAGTATTTTCAGCTCATTAAACTTTTGCCCCACTGGGGCAAAAGTTGGAAAGGAGTGAAATATGGCTCAAAACTATGTAAAAATACCAAAAGATTTATCACTTATTAAGCAAAAATTCATTTTAGGCTTAACAAAAAGACAAGCTATAAGTTTTGGCATAGGTGCCGTAATGGGTTTTACCGCTTTTTATATTTGTAATACTACAATCAATTTTCAGGCAGCTTGTTTTGCACTTGGAATATGTGCATTTCCTGCGATATTCTGTGGGATTTTTAATAAAAACGGTATGCACTTTGAGCAAATTATTAAATTGATGATTGCTTTTTTTCGCAAGCCAAGAACAAGAACATATCAATCGGAAAATACTTTTTTGATTTTATCTCGGCAGTTTGAATACGATAAGCTAAAACAAATGCTTGCCAACAGTGATAAGAAACGAAGGTGAAAACATTGGCTAAAGAAACTAAAAAACAAATCAATCTTACAAAAGAACAACGAAAACAAATACAAAACAGAATGCACAAATTGAAAATGAAAAATAGGAATAACAGTTCTGCTACACAAACTATCATTCCATACATTGAAATGTGCAGTAATGGAGTTTGTTGGGTTAATAAAAATACTTTTTCAATGACTGTAGAGTTTTTTGACACAAATTATGAGCTTGCTGATTTAGATGATAAAGAAGGTATCTTTTCCAAATGGTGTAGCTTGCTGAATTATTTTGATGATTCTATTGATTTTCAGTTTACATATGATAATCAAAGACAAAATCTTGATGACGAGATGGATAAGATTAAAATTCCTGCACAAGATGATGATTTTAATGCTGTCCGTAATGAATATTCCGAAATGCTTTGTAAGCAACGCCGTAACAGTAATCATGGTTTTGTATTAAGAAAACTATTGACATTTACGATACATGAAGCGTCTTTAAAAGCTGCATATCGTAAACTTAACTCTATTGCAGACGAAATAACAAGACTATTTGCAGAGTTTGATGTAAAAGCAATTAAACTTGATGGTAAACAAAGACTTGAAGTTTTGTATCATGCTTTAAATCCGTTCTCTGATGATAGGTTCATATTTGACTGGGGATTAAAGCTTAAAGGTGGATATTCAACAAAAGATTTTATTGCTCCTGTTTCAATGAAATTCAAGGAGAGTAAATTTGAAATCAATGGAGGTTATGGAAACATAACATCCATTGATATTTTGGCTGGTGAGCTATCAGACAGAATACTTAATGAATATCTAAATTGTGGTGAGCAAGTGTCTGTAAATATACATATTAAATCATTTGACCAGCTCAAAGCATTGAAATTTGTAAGAGGTAAAAAAACTGATGTAGAAAAAATGAAAATTGATGAACAGAAAAAAGCTTCTATGTCTGGCTATGACCCTGATATTTTGCCTGAGCAAATCAAACTTTACTTAGATGAACTTTCAGAACTTCTTGCAGATTTAAATAGCAGAAATGAGCGATTGTTCAATATTACACTTACTATTCGTAGTTATTCTACAAGCAAAAAGAAAGCAGATTTACAGCTTGCTAAGTTAAAGAGAATAACTCAAAAAAATGCCTGTAAATTAAACACCCTTGATTGGTTGCAAGAACAAGCTTTTTCTTCGTTTTTGCCACTTGGATACAATGAAGTACCTAATGTAAGAACATTGCCTACATCTGCTTTAGGTGTATTTATACCGTTTACAGCCGATGAGCTTTATCAATCAAAAGGTTGTTATTATGGCATAAATTCATTAACAAAAATGATGATAATGGCAGATAGAGCAAATCTTAAAAATCCAAACGGACTTGTTTTTGGTACACCTGGCTCAGGTAAGTCATTCTTCATTAAGAGAGAAATTATTGACCGATACTTAAAGACCATATCAGATATTATCGTAGTAGACCCAGAGGGAGAATATTATGACCTTATAAACTATCTTGATGGTCAGGTTATAAAAATATCGTCAAATAGCGAACAGTATATAAATCCTCTTGATGTCAACTTTAACGATATTACAAAAGATAATCAGGAAGATATAATTGCAGATAAATCTGATTTTATTATATCACTTTGCGAGCTCGTGGTTGGCGGTCGCTTTGGACTTGAAGCCGAAGAAAAAACTGCGATTGATAACGCAACACGAAAAATATACAATAACTTTTTTGAGCATAATCCAATACGCAGAACAATGCCAATACTTGCAGATTTACTTGCTGCATTGCGTCAAGAAGGTGAAATTGCTTTAAGAGTAGCAAATGCACTTGAAATGTATGTAAGTGGCTCTCAGAATCTCTTTAATCATCGAACAAATATTGATACAAAAAATAGATTGATTTGCTATGACATCAAGGAACTTGGAACGCAGCTCAAAAAAATGGCTATGCTTATTTTGCAAAACCAAGTATGGAATAAGGTTTCACTTAATAGAGATGAAGATAAAAAAACACTTTACTACATAGATGAATTTCACTTACTTTTGCGTGATGAGCAGACAGCTAAGTATTCCGTTGAAATGTGGAAGCGTTTCCGTAAATGGGGCGGTGTACCAACAGGTATTACTCAAAATGTCAAAGACTTGCTCTCATCTTCAGAAATCGAAAATATTCTTGATAATTCTGACTTTATTTGTATGCTTAACCAGTCTGCTGGTGATAGAGATATTTTGCAAGAAAAGCTACATATATCTGATGAGCAAATAAAGTATGTTACCAATAGTGGACAAGGTAAAGGACTTATTCGATATGGTAAAACAATATTGCCATTTGAAGATAAATTCCCAACAGATACAGTTATGTACTCGCTCATTACAACTAAGCCAGAGGAAAGAAACCTCTTAGAACAAAAGTTAGCAGAGCTGAAACGAACATAAGGCGGTGAATATTGATGAGTGAAGAATATAAAAACAGAGATGTTCTGCATAAGCTTCACAAGGTTGGTACTCCATCAAAAAATATTCTGATTAAAGCTGTTACAAAATCAGTTTTAATTACAGAAACTACAGCTTTAATCACTAAAGACGCTATAACAAACCGCTTTTCTGGCAAAGAGTTTCATATTCATTTTGAACGAAGTCAGCATAAATCTGGAAAATTCAAAACTGATGTTAAAATAGTTCGTGCTAATGCTCCACTCTATAAGCAAAAAGGAATTTTTCATAAATTAGCTGATTCAGGGCGTTTTTTTGAGGGAGATGTTCCTTTCAGAAAAAGACAAATTAAGTATTCTCCAAAAAGCAAGTTTGGAAAAGTAGCATATTCCGCTACAAAACCTTTAATTTCTACAAGCAAATTTACAATTAAGGCTGCTAAAAAAGTTGTAAAAGCAACAGCGTTAACTACCGAAAGTGCTGTAATTACATCAAGCTCTTTCGCTTTAAATAAATTAAGACAAAGGCTAAGTTATAGTAGTGATACTCTTGATGGTGGTAAAGCTGTTCTTTCATCAATAACAGCAGTCAGAAATCTAAACAATGCTCGAAAATATATAATTAGATACAAGGCTGGAAGAAAAGAATACAGTCAACTAAAGCAGTCCTTTAAAGCTCAAAAGTTCAAGGTTAAAAAAGCAAAACAAAGCTTTAAACTTGAAAAACAGTCTTATAAATCATTCAAACAAGGACAGAAAAAAAGACTAAAAACTATTTCAAAGGTATATAAATCTACAAACAAATCTAAAGCCAGATTTAAAGCTATAAAAAAGGTTTATAAGCCACAGAAAAAGGGTAAGCTTCAAAAACTTAATCAAAAGCAAAGAATACAAAAAAATATACGGCTTAAAAAATTACAGCGTAAAAAGAATTTATCACTTGAAAAAAAGATTTATAAAAATCAAGAAAAATTCAAAAAGCTGTTGAAAAAGCAAAAAAAGAAAGCCAAAGTTGTTCCGATAGCTGCTCTTCCGCTTGTTCCTCTTGCTGCAGGAGCAAAGCAGCTAACGGCTTCAATGCGACAGAAATTGCTGATGAGTGACCCTAACAATGACGCACTTCAAGCTGTAGATAAGTCCGTCGCTGTAGTCAAAAAGACTGTAAAAACTGCTAAATCAGCAAAAAGAAAGCTGCAAAATAAAACCGAGCCAGCTCGAAAAAGTAAATTGCATAAACAAGCAAATCGCTTACAGCAGAAAAAACAAAATCCTCCTAAAAAGAAAAAGTATAAAAAGAAGAAACCACAGCAAACATTTAAACAAAAAGCTCAGGAAGCTGCAAAAAAAGCAGCTAAAAAGACTGTAAAAATTGCCGCGGACTTTACTAAGTTTGCGTTTAAAATGTTTGGCATACTCCTACTCCCTATACTTGCGATAATATTTATACTTTCAGTTTTAATGCTAATGTTTACTGGTACTGCAGGCAATAGTTCATATATTCTTGGCACATATAACGCTCAAGATAGGTACTTGTCAGACTCAATTGAGAACTACACGAAAATAGCTTATAACTTCAATCAGAAAATTTTAAAATGTAAATCCGATTGGAAAAATGGACTTTCGGATTTTGGTGTAGACACTTCTTCATACAAAACAACACCTAAACACTTCTATTTTGGCAAAAGTACAGAGTTTTCTCAAAGTACATCTTATGACTTTGACCCAGACTTACTTGCTGCGTTTATGTGTGCGTACACATATAACTTTACTGGTGATGGAGAAGAAGAATCTGTTCCAAACTGGGAATGGAATAATGACTATACAGAGGTTCTTGAGAAACTTTTTAAAACCGAATACACATTTAAACATAAATATGAAGATGTATCAAAATGGAAACAGCTTGATAAGTATACTTTCTATGGTGGAGGTGGTCCGAACAGTAGCTATTGGACTGTTTACAGCGAGGACTTTACAAGAAGTCAGATGAAGATAAGAAATGTTCCGTCAGAAATTGAACAATTTTGCAAGGATGGTTATCTTCACTACGATTATAATTCTCTTGAGGTTCTGGACGCTAATGACGGAAATAAAAAAACAGGCTATTATATTCAAGACCAACGCTATATTATAAAAGACTCATCAGGAAACACCAATAATCCATTTTATGCTGTAACTACCGCAAACACTTATGTTTGGGAACATGGTACTAATAAAGATGGCAGCAAAAAATATGAAAAGCGTTCAGAGTGGTACTGGACTGATAATAAGCAACAAATATACTGCGTTGTAAATCCATCTGATACTGCAAAATGGAACAGTAATTTGAAAGATATTTGCTTGATTAGCTTTTATAAAAAAAATTACTGGTATGAGGATTGTTCGCTATATTACACTGTTCAGAAAAATTGCACATTCGACCAGGCTTGCAGAAAGCTTCTTGCAGAAAAAGAAAAAGACAGTGCTGATAAGGATAAATATAAGGACGCTCGACTTAGCTTTTACTCTGTACTTTCAGAACCGCAAAACAAAAAAGGCACTAAGACATATGGTAATCATCAAATGTTTAATGCTCCAGTCGGTGGCAAATCGCTTGAAAAGCTCTCTGGCAAAATATATAACGGCTATGGCTACGATATTCAAACCTGGAACAGTGAACATTGCAGTATTACTGATTGTCACAAGGGTGTTGATTTTGAAGCTGCAAAGGGTGATAAAGTCTATGCAATGTGCGATGGATATGTTAATTGGATAAATGAAGGTGAAAATTCATTATCTATCAAAACATCAAATAATGTGGAATTTTGGTATGACGATAAGGATAAAAATTATCCTGTTGAAGTGATATATGTGAATATTAAGACTACTTTAAAGCAGGGAGATAGTGTTAAGCAAGGTCAGGTTATCGGTGAAGTGACAGATTATAAACACTGTTGGGAAAACTGGAGTAATCAAAAAGCTTCAAAAAATTATCTTCATATAACAGTTAAGATAGGTTATCCTCCAGAGAGTGGACGAAAGACAAACTGGAAAGATGTAGACCCTCGTTATCTTATATATCGTCACGAGAATGAAGGCAAATAAAAAAACCGCCTTTTCAGGCGGTTAAAGCTTTCAAAAGATTACTCATCTTTTTTCTTCTTGTTAAGCATTACAATAATAACAATTATTCCTGCAATAATCAAAACACCGATTACAATCAATATTATTTGTGTAGTGCTTGGATTGCTTGAATCATCTGCAAAAACAACCTCTTGTGTGTCTGGACCGACAGATTCAGTTGTTGTAGGAGTATCGTCACCAGAAGCGGTTAAAGCACTTTCCATTTTGGGACTACCTGTAGTAGCAGAATATGAAGCGGTATCAGGTTTATTATCAGTAGAAGTACTTGCAATTTTACTTGATGAGGTTTCATTTTCAAGGTGGTATTTAGCGACAGAATTAACAACCTTGCCGTTTTCATTTTTGCAAATGTACTTATCGCTATTTTTATCATATGTCCACAGCAATATATTTGAAGCATCGCCATCCTTATATTGCATATATATATCATCTAAGTCATCTGTAAAGTATTCATCTATTCTTTTACCCTCAAAATAGCAAATTTCTTTACCGTTACTGTCAGATGTCCATTCCAAAGTTGCATTTGGGTGTTCCTTTAAGAATGTATATATTTTTTCATTATAAGGTGTTATTATACCATATTTTTCATCTAGCTGATTATTAAAATCACGACTTGCATCTCCTATAGTATAGTCGAGTTCGTAATACACATTATATTTATATTTTTCCCCTATTTGTGATATGTAATCTTTGAGTTCATCTCTTATAATCGACAAAACAAGTTCACTTGATTGTTCGTGTAGGTATTTTTTCCATATAAAATCATACCTTTCTTCATCATTTACATACTCTATCTGTTCTCGACTATCAGTCGCAAATGCAGTTATAGAAGATACTGACATAACCGTCACAAAAGATAAGAGAACACTAACGATTTTTTTCATTGTGGTTTTCATTTTACAACACTCCTAAAAAATATTTTTATGATACAAGCATATCATCTTTTTGTATTACAGTCAACCAAATATTAAGAACTGGAGAAAATATTTATGCTAATTACATGGTTTGATTTAATCCCACCACTAATATTTATCATAATTATTGGTATTGTTTTTGTCATAGTCAAAAAGAATTTCTTTTATCCTTTTTTGATATTAAGGGAGTGTATAAGTAAACTAAACAAAAAGATTTATAACATATTTTACAGCAAAATCCAAAAATCCCATAGAAATAAGAAGAGATAGTACTGAGTATTGTGATAGTTTTTTTGAATTAGAGTAATAGAGATAATAGACATAATCTATATCAGATATTGTCGGAAGTAATATCTCAAAAAACTTTTTTAATGAGTATATTATCATAATAAGATTAACTATTTCTAATATAAACAATAGCGTTATATAGTAATTACTTAGAAAAAATTGAAATAATTCCATACTTATTTTAAATTCACCCAATTTTTCTAAGAAATCGGATTTAAGTGTTGTTAAATCATTGAAATAAAAATTATATCTAATATAAATTGATAAACAACTAATGGATATTATAGCAATTATAATACTAAGATTTCTATAAACACTATATTCTTTCGATTTTGTATAGCTGTAAGCAAATATAAAGCATAAGCCTATAAAAATCATTAACACAAAACTTGACAATATAACATTTGTAATCTGAATACATTGCTGGATAAAGAGAATTAAAAACAAAACTTTAATTAGATTTTTAATAGTTCGTGTAAAACTTTTATTTTTTGTTTTTTCGCTCAAATCAAGCAGATTGACAGGTATGCTAACCAATGAGGATAGGAGATTGATACTTTGTTCCAACATATTTTTCAAATCCTTTCAAATTATGAACAAATCATATTGAATATAATTGTTCTGATTTTGTATGCAATATCATTGCTATACGCAATAACTTATATTAAAACTATATCACAAAATAGCAAAACCAACAACAAAGCAGAAAGGAAAATTCTTTATGACAGAAAATCAAAGTCAAAGAAAAATTAACGCTATTCAAGCAAAAATCAAATCAATAGATGAGAAAATGAAATCTTTGCTTGCACAAAAGAAAGAACTCGAAAAGCAGGCACAAGAGATTGCTGACCATGAAATTCTTAATATTGTTAAACAGCAGGAAGCTACTATTGAAACTCTTAACGATGATTTGACTCTTGCAAAGATTCTCAGAAAAAATAATCTTACTCAACAGGATATAATGGAACTTCTTGCTCCTGACGAAAGAAAAAATTCTAATCAAAGTATAAGAGGAGGAATTTTAAATGAATAAAATCAAAAAAATACTTTTATCATTTATGGCTCTTGCGATTGTTTCTGCCGTACCACTTTCCGTTTCAGCTGTAGAAACAAGTACCGCAACAAGCTCACAATCTCAAACGAGTTCACAGACAGAAACTACATCTCAATCTGAACCTGACAAGCCAGAAAGCCAAACTTCAACTTCATCAGAAGCAAGCTTATCAACTGAAAGTTCAGACTTAAATTATCTGTTTTCGGATAATACATCAGGAAATGCTAATCTGATAGCTTCTCAAGAGGTTATTGCCGACAATGGGAAATTTCAGTTTATTGCTGTAACAACACGAGATAAAGATGTTTTCTACATTATAATTGACAAAATGAAAGCTGAGGATAATGTGTATTTTCTGAATGAAGTAGATACATATGACTTGCAAAAACTTATGAGTAAAAACAGTGACAACTCAGAAAATAGTGATGTTGAATATAATACATCTTCAAATAAACCAGAGAGTTCAGAAGAATCTGGAGAGGAAAGCCAAAGCAGTGAAACATCAGACAGTGGTATGACTAATATTCTTTTGATTGGTGGAGTTATCGTATTGGGTATAATCGGCTTTATTATCTTCAAGATTAAAAAAGGTGGATTTGGAAATAAAAAAGAAACAGTAGTACCTTTTGATGATTTTGAGGAAGATGAGGAAATTAACGAAGATGAGGAGAGTAAGAAAGAATGAAACTTGTAATAGCTGAAAAGCCATCAGTCGCTCAAACAATCGCAGCCGTTCTTGGTATATCGAATACTAAAAGCGGATATATTGAAGGCAACGAATATCTTGTATCTTGGTGCTTTGGTCATTTGATTGGACTTGCCCCACCTGACTTTTATGATGCTAAATACGCAGACAAGCAGTGGAAATTTGAAGATTTGCCTATAATGCCGTCACAATGGAAGTTTGTAGTAAATCAAGCAACTAAATCTCAGTATGAATTGCTTAAATCTCTTATGTTCAGAAATGATGTTACAGAAATCATCTGTGCAACTGACGCAGGTCGTGAGGGTGAATGTATTTTCCGCTATGTTTATAATCTTGCTAATTGTCATAAGCCTGTAAAAAGATTGTGGACATCATCTCTTGAAGCTACTGCAATTAAACAAGGTTTTGCAGAATTAAAAGATGATAGTTGCTATGATAACTTATTTGCTGCTGGTTTAGCAAGAGCAAAAGCCGACTGGCTTGTTGGTATGAATGGTTCAAGATTATTTTCAATTCGATATAAAACAAACATTTCTATCGGTAGAGTACAGACTCCTACTCTTGCAATGATTGTTGACAGAAATTATAAAGTTACAAACTTCATAAAGGAAAAATACTTTCAGATTGGCTTGAATTGTGGCAATGGACTTGTTGTAGGCTCTGAACGCATTGATGATGAATCAATGGCTAATAACTTGCTTGCTTTATGTAATGGCAAACCAGCGGTTGTAACTGATGTAAAAAAGGAGATAAAGACTACCAATCCTCCAAAACTTTATGACCTTACAACTCTTCAGCGTGAGGCTAACAGACAATTTGGCTATACAGCACAGCAAACACTTGATTATACACAAGCACTTTATGAAGCAAAGCTTGTTACATATCCTCGTACAGATAGCCAATATATAACAGATGATATGGAACAAACTGCAATAAATATGGTACAGATTGTACAACAGTGCTTCCCTACCTTTATAAGCTCTGATATTGATTTTGTTCCAAATATTCAACGCTGCATAAATAATGCTAAAGTTTCAGACCATCACGCTATTATTCCTACTGCGGAGATTCAAAATATAAATCTTGCAGAATTGCCAACAGGTCAACGAAACATTCTCGCACTTGTATCAGCAAAACTCTTGCTTGCTACAGGTGAACCTCACAAATATGAAACTGTTAAAATTGTTGTCACTTGTGAAAATCACGATTTCCACGCAAACGGAAAAACGGTTGTCGAAGTAGGTTTCAAGGCTTTGGAAAAGCACATAATGCCACAGTTAAAAGGTAAAAATACTGATAGAGATAATGAGAAAAATAACGATAAGGCTTTACCAGAGGTTAATGTCGGAGAATCATATCCAATGGTCGGTTCATTTAAGGTAGAGCGTTATACAGCTCCACCAAAGCAATATACAGAGGATACGCTTCTCTCTGCTATGGAAATTGCAGGAAATAGTGACTATGATGAAGATTCTGAAACAGAAAAGAAAGGTTTAGGAACTCCTGCAACAAGAGCAGGAATTATCGAAAATCTTATTAAAAAAGAATATATAAAGCGTGATGGAAAGAAACTTCTTCCAACAGAAAAAGGAAAAAGCCTTATTGCGGTTGTTCCTGAAGAAGTTAAATCTCCTAAAATGACTGCTGATTGGGAAACAACATTACAAAACATCGAAAAGGAATCTGCTTCTGATATTGATTTCATTGACAGCATAAATAACTTTGTTTTACAGCTTATTCAGAAATACGGCACTGTTGATACTGCAAGTGGTTTTGATTTTAGCCGAGAAGCTGTTGGAAAATGCCCTAAGTGCGGTAAAAAAGTTATGGAATTTCCAAAAAGCTATTCGTGTGAAAGTGGTAAAGATGGGTGTGGCTTTGTAATTTGGAAAAATATGTGTGGCAAATCAATAACACCAACTCAAGCAACAAAATTGCTTTCAAAAGGAAAAAGCGACTTGATAAAAGGTTTTAAAAACAAGGCTGGCAAAGAATTTGACGCATATCTTTTACTAAAAAACGATTATTCTATTGGTTTAGATTTTCCTAAAACTAAAAAAGCTTATTCAAAGAGGAGGTAATGATTCTTGAAAGTCAAGGTCTTAAAAGTCAGAAAAATAAGTTCTTCATTTCCGAAAGTAGCAGTGCTTTATCGTAATGATTGTGATGAAGATGAGCATTTTCCATATAAAAATCTAAGACATACAATAGGCTGTTGCATAGAAAGAAGATACGGAGAATACACAGAGGAAAACATAAAGCGTTTTGAGCAAGAATTGAATTTATCAGAGGGATGTTTGGATAATCTATCAGGAAATTTCCTAATATCACTTAAAGATTTAATTACAATATGTAGTTATTCTTTCGATTTCCCAAATTTATATATACCAAGCGAAGTTTTGCTTTGTTGGATAAGAATGTATGTGAAAGAGTATGTTTTATTATGCTGATAGACAGAACTGTAGAACAATCTAAATCTGATGATTATCTTAGTCTGATACCCGAAATTGCCAGATTGCTAAATATGTCCGTATCCACTGTTAAGCGTTATCCAAATGATATACAACATATTTTGTGTGAGATTTACGCAAATAATTACAAAGCAGACGAAATAACGCTAAAGCAAGCATTAGGTCAGGTTGTACAGCTTAATTCAGAAACAGAGCAAGAAATTAAAAATTCTACTTATGCTTCTGAAAAAGCCAAAAAGGTTGATAAGGTCATTTCACATAAGCATAACGAAAATAGTCAGATACAACAAGAACATCAGGAAGTTAGAAAGCGAGCATTACTTACCCGTGAACAAATTATCAGAAACGCAAAAATAATTCGTGATAACTATTACAATCAGCAACAAGGTCAGTTTGTAGAACAAAACGAGCAAATAGAACGCAAAAAACAAGGATAATTAACTTTTGCCCCAGTGGGGCAAAAGTTAAACCGTAATCAGGAGGATAAAAATATGCCAGACAAAGATGAAACTAAAACTATAGACATTAAAATCAGCGATATACTAATAGCCAAAGAAACTGAGAATGAGATTAAAACCAGAGTACCAAGAACATATGATGACAAGGAACGCTATTTGATTTTAAATCAGGATGATATTGAAAAAATCAATAATGGAAAAACCTTGCTTGCCACTCTTGAAAAAGATAAGATTTATAATCTTATTGATAAAGCAGGAAATGTTGTTGAGCCATTAAATGGTGAACAACTTGCTAATAAGTATTACGACTCTGTTCCGCAAAAGAAAAAAACTGTTGCTGAAGAAACAGTTTTTAATGAGGAAGATGAAACAAAAACTGATAAAGAAAATACTTCACAGCAATCTCAGGATAAGAAAGATTCAGAGCAAAATATAAAACTTAGTCATAGTGTTCTTGATTCTAAACACACAAAATTTGAAGTAAAAAGAGCTAAGCTTGAGGACAAAAACTCAAAGTTACAGGAGAAAATCAAAAAAGCTGAAACTAAGATTGAAAAGTGGCAAGCTAAAAAAGATGATTCTGTAGAAGCCCTTAAACAATGCAGAAAATTGCTTGATATACCAGTGCTTCCTGCTCCTGTTGTACAGTTTTTGAAGCTTTATGAACAATCAAAAGCAAATAAGATTTCTTCGTTAGAAGATAAACTTACCGACAAAAAGCAAAGTATCACTTCCAAGCAAAATAAAATTGAGAAGAATAATCTTAGAATTTCTAAAATTTCTAAGAAACTTACAAAGCTTGAAAACATAGATAAGTTTTTAAATAATATGCATACATATCAAGGTCGCAGAGAAAACTTTGTAAATGGCTTGCAGGAATTTAGAAAATCTTCCCTTACTCGTTCAAAGAAAAAGCTTGATAAGCTTGAAATAAAAATAGCTGTAACACAAAAGCAATTTGATAAAACTCATTTTGCAGAAGAAAAAGTTAAGCTTAGAAATACACTACATAGTCTTAACAAACAAAAAACATTTCTTAAAGACAAGATAACTAAACTTGAGGGTATGGATAAAAAACTTGAAGCTGTTAATCTTCTTCCTGATAGCAGAGCTGATGAGATTATCAATGAAAGCTGTGAAAAAATATCATCTGCAATAAGCAATATGCCAGATATTACAACTAATCAAGCTGTTGATAATGTTCTTGATACCAGCGAACAGGTTATTGACAATAAATTTACTGAGATAAAAGAAGAGCCAAGCCAGAATGCTGAGGATAGACTTAAAGAGGAAATAGCTTATAAAGTAATGTCATCAGAAGTACCTCAAGATTTACCAAGCTTTCAGAATTTATATAACTTATTTGCTGAACCAGCAGAAACACCGCAGAAATCAGAACCACAGTCAGACAAGAAAGTTGAGCAACAAAGAAAATCATCACCTTTATCAAGAGATACAATAAAGAGAAGTGCAGCAACAATAAAAGCTAAGGAGCAAGGTCACGAAGCACCTAAACAGCTTAAGTCACAGGGACAGGAGTTATAATATTAACTTTTGCCCCACTGGGGCAAAAGTTGGAGGTGGAATAAATGGTAAACATATACGGTAATACAATCTGGAACAATTCAACTTCAAACTCAGCAAAAACTATTTTAAATGTCGAAAAAGATAAGTTGCAATCAATATTGTCTATATTAGAATCCTCCGCAGTAAATTACTGCTATTATATTCAAAATGATATTGGCAGTATAGCTGTCAATAGCTTTGATATTCAAAATTTGATGTATTTGCCAGAAATGCAAGGTGTAAGTAAATCAGTACCTCGAAAAGCTTCGGAATCTAAAAACATTATTGGAAATACGAACTATCGCAATATAAGAGATAAGGAATTTCAAAAGCTTGATACTGATTTAGCCCTTAAAGTTGCTGAAATGCTCAATTCTTCTCATATTACATTTTCTGGTCGAATTTACGGTAACAATACTACGCTTACAATAAACAAAAACGATAGAGAAAAATTAAGTGAGATTATACAAGCGATACAAGAACAAAGAAGCTTATTTAAAAAAGATGTAGGTAAATTAACTCCGATATATGATTCAATAGCAAAATTCCAATATAGTGATGAACAGAAAGCTATCTTACTTCCAGCAATAAATCTGTGTTATCTAAAAGGTGAAAGCCTTGTTGAGATACTTTCATCTGATATTTATGAGATAAGTCAATACTCACCAGAACAACTTAAAAAATATACTGAATTATTTGTTGAAGCATATAAAGATTTATCTGAATATGAATTTATATTTAATGGTCAAAATATAAGCGATTATAAAGAACAAGTTGCAAAGGATATGCTTTTTGACAGTGTTACCTATTTGCGAGGCTATGACAATGAACAAAAACAAGCAATAAGAGAACTTATAGATAATGATGTCAGCGAAACAATATTGAAAATACTTGATTACAATTTTGCTCCTGATGAATTGCGTAAAATACCTAATATTTTGCATAGTAAAAATTCTCTTGAAAACCTTTATCGTCTTATTTCTGATGTAAAGCACATAGAATTAAACGCCTTACATAATCAGTTTATAATGAATACATACACAGCCGATACAGCAGAGATTTTCTGGTTTATGTATGATGCAGAAAATGCAAGTGTATTTGATACTGGAAAAGGTAAAATCGCAGAAATAGAAATAGAACCTAATAGAGGTCTTTGGAATAGATTAGCTGAATATGGTTTATTACTTAACGAAAACAGCGAACAGCGTATTTTGTTTGAAACTGACGGTAGAAAGTGGAATAAGATTGTTATTCCAGATGTGTTTGGAAACTTAACAAATAGTATTGATGTTTATAAAATACTTACTTCTGATGAATTAAGCGTAATGCAAGAAATTTCTGAAAAAGTGCTTTCTGGATTTTATTCACAGCTTGAATTTGAGCAGACATCATCAGAACAAATAAATACTTCAAAAGAAAAAATAGATATTACACAGCTTGTTAATATTTCCGAAAATGATAAAATTCATCAATCTGATACACATCCGACAATAACTTGTGAATGGAGCGAAAGCTCTGCGTTTGAGGATGGTAAAACATATACTGTTGCTGAATTTGACAGCATAATGAAACAAGCTGACAATGAATGGATTAAGCAAAGGCAATATGAAATTGACACCTATGGAAATGACATAGATAAAATCTATGAAGCATACGAAAAAGGTGAAATCGAAAGTGTACATCAAGGGTATGCCAAAACAAAATTTAATATAAATATGCCTGATGGAGCAGTCCACACATTCCGCCAAGATATTGGCGATGGCGATGGTGGAGTTATTGACTTTTTAAAGCAATATACTCAATATTCCGAGGTTGTTAAGATACTTGAAGCGGATATACATCTTGAAAATCATAGTGATGAGCTATTGAAGCCTACGCTTGCTTTCGATGAAGAAGTTGCAATAACAGATGAGTTTTTCAATTTTGAAAAAGCATGGCATAATGTTGATTCTGGTATCCCAGAAATTGCTGAAAGATATAGAGATGGCGAAGATATAAGCATTGACCTTGCAAAGTATTTTATAAATCATTATGTAAATTTAAATAATTTCAATGATTATGGAAAATTTGAGATTCATTCTGATGATAACGAGGTGACAATTCAAAATGGAGAGATTTCTAAAAGCTACTCTTGGAATGAATTAGGTGAACATTACCTTGGTTATCTGAAAGATACCTTTATCAGCATACAAACTGAACGAGTTTCGGAATATCCTGAAACAAAAGATGAAGTAGAAAGACTCATTGCAAGTGTTAAAGCAGAACAAAAGTCAGAAAATAAAACAGCAAAGTCTACTGAGAAAACATTTGCTGAACAAGTTGATGAGGTTTTTTCTGGAGAATCTAATCGTTACAATGATTTAAAAGTATGCGATACCCCTCAAATATTGCTTGATATAGGTTGTCAGCAGTTGCCAATGCTATATACTCAAAAACATTTAAGAGAATCTATTAAACCTAAAAATAATCATACTCATGCCCATGGATTAACTATTGAACAAATAAAAGAATTACCTAAACTCATAAGTGAACCAGTAATGGTTTTTGATTCTCTTTCAAGAAATGATAGCATAGTTATTGTCACATCTGAAATTGATAAAGATAATTGCCCAATAATTGCAAGTGTAAGAGCTAATGGTAAAGGTAAATATGAGTTAGAACAAGTTGATAGTAATTTTATTACAAGTGTTTATGGCAGAGAAAATTTTGAAAAGCATATCAATAAAATAATTGAATCAGATAATATGTTGTATTGTAATAAACAAAAAAGTCAAGCACTGTTCAGTGTGCTTGGACTACAATCATCCAAGGGCTTAAACAGTCTTGACTTTGATATTATTATACACCGAAGTCGTAACATTGTCAACGAAAATATTGTCGAGGAAAAACATACTTCTGAAGAACAACTTAGTTTTGATAATATAAATTCTGATAAAGAAAGTAGAAAACCAAATGAGCAAAAAGGAACACAAGAATTAATCGACAATAACTTTATGTGGACAGCTGGCGGAGGTATTGACGAACACGCTCCTACTTCAGTACAGCCAACATTGTTTGACCTTAACGGCAATACTCATTTTGGCAAAGATTCAAAAACCGCTGAACCTACAACGGTTTCTGCGGAAAATACGGAAAACTATGTAATTGAAAGCAGAGAAAATATTAAGAGATTCCAGCCAAATTACAGAATAACTGATAACAATATTGGAGCTGGAACACAGGGACAACGATTTCAAGCTAATATTTCAGCAATTACTTTATTAAAGCAGCTTGAGAGCGAAAATCGTTCTGCAACTCCTGATGAACAGACAGTGCTTGCTAAATATGTTGGTTGGGGCGGTTTATCAGAATATTTTAAAGAAAGCAATCCGCATTATGATGAATTAAAGAATCTTTTGACAGAAAATGAATACGATTCTGCAAGAGCTTCTACTCTTGATTCATTCTATACTCCCCCGATTATTATTGACAGTATCTATGCTGTACTTAAAAATTCTGGATTTAATGGTGGAAATATTCTTGAGCCAGCAATGGGCATAGGAAATTTCTTCGGAAAAATTCCAGATTCAATAAGTGAAAATTCTAAGCTATATGGTGTAGAGATTGACAGCATTTCAGGTAGAATATCGAAGCAACTTTATCCTAATGCGAATATTACTATTGACGGCTTTGAGAAAACTCGCTTTCAAAATAATAGCTTTGATGTTGTTTTAGGAAATGTTCCTTTCGGTAGATTTTCGATTAACGGTATGAAAATACATGACTATTTCTTTATGAAATCATTAGATAAAGTTAAGCCTGGCGGAATAATTGCTTTTGTTACATCTACGGGAACACTTGATAAGAAAGATTCTTCATTTCGTGAAAAACTTGCGAAACAAGCGGATTTTCTTGGTGCAATAAGATTGCCAAGTCAATCGTTTAAAGCAAATGCTGGTACTGATGTTGACGCAGATATAATTTTCCTTAAGAAGAGATATTATCCTATTGATATTAGTAGAGATGTTCCTGATTGGGTAAAGATTGGAGAAACCGAAAATGGTATAGCCGTAAACAAATATTTTGAAAATAACCCTCAAATGATTTTAGGTGAAATGGCTGAGGGTAATAAGCTATATGGCACAGGCACAATTTGTATGCCAACAGATGGTGATTTAGTACATAAGCTGAATGAAGCTGTAAGCAACATACACGCTGAATTTACAGCAGTAAAATCAGAAATAGAACCTTTACAAAATTCAACTATAATGCCACAAAGTGATTTGCGTAACTACAGTATATTCTCACAAAACAATGATATATATTATCTTGAAAACGATAATATCACTTGTTTTAGTGACATCTGGGGCAAAAAGTATAATGAAAAAAACATTGAAAGAGCAAAATTATATATTGAAATCAGGGATACCGTTAGAGATTTACTTGCTATTCAACAAAAAAATGAACCTTATGTTGATGATAAAATTCATGATTTGCAAATTAAACTAAATGCTTTATACGATAATTTTAATGCAAAATATGGGCTTATAAATAACGCATATAATAAGCAACTATTTAGAAAAGATGTTTCTTTCCCCCTTATGCTGTCACTTGAGGAGGTAAAAGACAATAAATTACTCAGAAAGTCCGATATATTTACCAAACGCACAATAAGGATTCCTGAAGTGGTTGAAAAAGTTGATACCCCTCTTGAAGCTTTATCGTTATCAGTGGTAGAAAAAGGAAAAGTCGATTTAGATTATATGTCAAGTTTAACTGATATGTCCAAAGAAACTATAATTGATAAGCTGAAAGGTGAAATTTATCCTGTTCCTGAATTATCGACAGATGATAATATTATATATCAAACTGCTTCTGAGTATTTATCTGGTGATATTTATGCAAAAATCTCTGTAGCCGAAATTGAAGCAAAAAACAACAACATATATTATGATAATATCTCAGCACTAAAATCAGCAGCTCCTACTCCTTTGAAAGCTGGAGATATTGATATACAATTAGGTGCTACTTGGATACCGATTGAATATTATCAACAGTTTATGTATGAACTATTTCAAACGCCTAACGAAAATCGTGCCGACCGTCCTGCTCGTTATAGTTGGCAGGCAAAAAAGAAACAGGACATCACAATAGATTATTCTTCTTATACTGGTCGTTGGAATATCAGCAACAAGTCTGTTGACCGTTCTGTAACTGTAACAAAAACATATGGTACAGAAAAAAGAAATGCTTATGCTATTTTGGAAAGCATACTGAACCTACAAAATCCAAAGGTTAATAAAATCATTTGGGAAAATGGTGAAAAAAAGACTGAATTGGATATAGAAGCAACAAAAGTTGCTGAACAAAGAGCAAGTCAAATAGCAGAAGCCTTTCGCAACTGGATATTTAAAGACCCGATTCGCCGTAATGAACTTGTTGATTTATATAACCGACAGTTTAACTGCATAAAACCTCGTGAGTATGATGGCTCGGCAATGACATTCCCAGGCATGAGTTCAAGCGTTGAACTTCATGAACATCAGAAAAATGCTATTGCACACGCATTGCATGGTGGCAATACTCTTTTTGCTCACTGTGTCGGTGCAGGAAAAACTTTTGAGATGATAGCAACAGCTATGGAAAGCAAGCGTTTAGGTTTATGTAATAAATCTTTATTTGCTGTTCCTAATCATTTAACAGAGCAATTCGGTGCAGACTTTTTGAAACTCTATCCAGCAGCTAATATACTGGTTGCAACTAAAGATGATTTTACATCAAAAAATCGAAGTAAACTTTTAGCTAAAATTGCTACTGGAAATTATGATGCTGTCATTATAGGACATTCCCAACTTAGTATGATACCTATATCTCCAGAACGACAGGAAAAACAATATAAACAGCAAATTGCTGATATTACACAAGGAATTGAACAGTTGAAATCTGAAAACGGTGAATCTTTTCAGGTCAAGCAGATGGAAAGAACAAAAAAGTCTTTAGAACAAAAACTTGAAAAATTATCAGCTAATAAAAAGGATAATACAGTTTATTTTGAAGAGCTTGGCATCGACAAACTATTTGTTGATGAAGCACATGAATTTAAGAATCTTATGTGTGTAACGAAATTACAGAATGTATCAGGTATATCTGGAAAATCCTCTCAAAGGGCATTAGAATTGTTTATGAAGTGTCAATATCTTGATGAAATTACTGGTGGAAAGGGTGTTGTGTTTGCAACAGGAACACCTATCAGTAATTCAATAACAGAATTACATACAATGATGAGATATTTGCAGTACGATTTTCTTAAACAACACGGTATACAAAACTTTGATAACTGGGTATCAATATTCGGAAAACAAAAGACAGACTATGAGCTTTCTCCAACTGGTGATGGCTTTAAAATTCGTACCCGTATTGCTGAATATGCCAATATGCCTGAGCTTATGTCTATGTTTAAGCAAGTAGCTGATGTACGCACAAGCGATACAATTAAATTAAATGTACCTGAATGTGAACTTCATATTGTGAATACTGAGCCCACCGAAATTCAAAAAGGAATGGTAGAAGAATTATCTCTTCGTGCAGATAAGGTCAATAGTGGTATCGTTGAGCCTAAAGATGATAATATGCTAAAAATCACAAGTGATGGTCGCAAGGCTGCACTTGACCCTCGCCTTATTGATTCTACACTTCCCGATGACCCTAATACTAAATTAAATCAATGCGTTAGTAATGTACTTAAAATTTATAATGAAACCTCTGAACAAAAGCTCACACAGATTATTTTCTGCGATTTAGGTGTTCCAAAGCCAAAGACTAAAGATGGAGAAAATCTTCAAGATAGTGAACAGTCAATGGCTGAAATGGATTCTCTTGAAGATTGCGGAAGATTTTGCATATATGATGATATAAAAAGCAAACTTATGGTACAAGGTGTTCCAGAGAATGAGATTGCCTTTATACATAGTGCAAAGACTGGGCAACAGAAATCTGAACTATTTGCAAAAGTTCGTTCAGGAGAGGTTCGTGTTCTTATCGGTTCAACAGCAAAGATGGGAACAGGTACGAATGTACAAGACAGGCTGATAGCTTTACACGATTTAGATGTTCCCTGGCGTCCATCAGACCTTGAACAACGCCGAGGAAGAATTGTCCGTCAAGGCAACCAAAATAAGCAAGTACATCTATATCGTTATGTTACAAAGGGAACATTTGACGCATACTCTTATCAATTACTTGAAAATAAGCAAAAATTCATATCACAGATTATTACATCAAAATCTCCAGCTCGTAAATGCAGCGATGTTGACCAGGAAGCTCTCACATATGCTGAAATCAAAGCTCTATGCACTGCTGATGAACGCATAAAGGAACAACTAATGCTCAATAACAGAGTAAAAGAATTAAAAATGCTTAAATCAGAATATACAAATACACATTATGAGCTTGAAGATAAGGTTATTGCGTATCCTGTAGAAAGGGAGAGCTTGTGCAAGCGTATTTCAAATATAACAAGTGATTTTGAACGCTGTAAGCAAATATCCATAGGTGCAGACGGATTGCCTGTATTTGAGCTTAGAATCGGAAATATAATATATACAGACCGTAAAGAAGCGGCAAAAGTGTTAGAATCAGCTTGTAATAAAACAATAGCTCAGCGTATTGATAAAATTGAGCCTGTTGGAAGCATTTATGGCTTTGATTTTGCGTTAACTTTTGAAAAAAATGGTCAACCCGCAAATGCAGTTATATTAGGTTCTGAAAGCTATAATATAAGCTTAAATTCGATAGGACATTACAGTTTAAATAAACTTGAAAAGGCAATATTTTCTATCGAAAAACAACTAAACCTATATCAAGAACAGCTGAACAAACTTGATACAGATATTGATTCAGCTAAGAAAATTCTTGATAAACCTTTTGAGTTTGAGGACGAATTATCAGAAAAAGAAACAAGGCTATTTGATTTAACTAAAGAATTAAAAGAAGAACAAGTACAGGCAGCTAAGCAGGATACCAAAAAAGAACGCACACACTATTTTGGAAAAGATAAAATATTAGGCTGTTTTAGAAAGAACAATCCAAAGAAAAATGATATGCCAGAAAAAAGTAAGGATGAAAGGATGAGGTGAGTAGATGAAGTCTATTGCAGAAAATATGAAAGATATACTTATTGAGAATCATCAAAAATCTGTCTGGTATGGTAATATGAGCATTATTGAAGAATGTGCAAAAAGAAGTAATTTATCTAATCGCCACCCAATGAAGCTTATTACAGATATACTAAACGCACTTGATAGGTCGAAATTGTTTCAAAAAAGTTATATCCTGGCTGATTTTTCAGGAAAAAAACGCAAGTATCGTTGTTTTACACTTTCAAAATAACAAAATCGCCTATGGTAGTTTTTATTCTACCATAGGCGATTTCTTTTTCCGTTGCCAATTTTTATAGACTTATTCCATTTTACAGTTCATGATTAAATAGGATTTTTTCATATACTAAATAAAGTCACTGTTATATTCAACAATATAAAAAACACAAGTGCATAATACAGAAATATAGTTCTTAGCGCTAAGTAAATCTAATTGCTTATTTAGTATAGCAATAGAATCTGGTAAGTCCTCATCGGACATAACCATTGATTTAGCCTTATTAATATTTTGCTTTATGACGATACTACACTCCTCCTTATCAACTGCAAATTTTGCATAATCACCATTCCTGCACATATTATGTACTATTTGCTTGTATTTTCTATTCTTCAAATCTTCCATAGTAACTATATATTCATTGTAATTTGCATCAGGAATGTCTGACATATGATAAAATGATTCAACCATCGGATAATTCAGATATAGTTTCCCCATATTTGTTGATTCTGTAAAGTAGTTCGCCATTTTAATTATTTTTTGAGGAGCAAAATCTGGTGCTTGTGGGTCTAAATCAAAAATAAGTAAAATATCTGAATAATGCTCATCTAATAAAGCTCGTTTTGATTCATCTTTCTCTCTTTCTTTTAACAACTGAAGCAAATCAATATTATCATAATCATCATAGTTATCTGGTAATTGATTATATAAAGTATATATATTTGTATTATATGATACTATTTGATGATTTTCTGATATACCGTAAATATTTATCAATCTTTTCATCAAATTGAAATCTGTCTTCGCTCCCTCAACAATAACTAATATTTTACTTTTACCCATCAAACTCACCACTCATATAAAGTTTTTCAAGATTATGACCTTCACGCAATTCTCTGTTGGTTGCATCTGCAAATGATGTGAGCTTGTTATCAGAAAGTATGAAATAGCAATCAGGTCTCATAATCTTGTTAGTTAAAAGATTTGTATTATGAGAAGTGATGATTACCTGGGTATTTGTCATTTTTTCAAGAATTGTAACAATGTATTCAGAAAGCTCATAATGATAATATGCGTCAAATTCATCAACATACATAAATGACACAGCTTTAGCAGTTTTATACCAATAGAAGAATGTATATAAAGCACGGGTTCCACTTGAAGCTACTTTAAAAAATGGTAATGGTGTATCTGTGTTAAAATACAAGCGTTTTACCCCATCTGCATCTTTTATTGCTATCAGATTCTCTTTGATACCAGTTATATGCAAAAATTCCTCAAACTCTTTTAATATATCATCTTCAAATATAAAATCCCGATAATCCTTGCTGTCGGATTTAAATCCAATATATCTGTTTTCATCTAAATTTCTGAACCATAACATATTTGATACAAATCTTATCATTTGTCTTAGTGGATGAGAATCAGGGAGAACAGTATTATTAACAACATATTTTAAAATACAATCTGTATCTTGAAAAGCCCAATTTAATGTTGATGCTAATTTATCAATCCCTTTTGTTTCACCACGCTTAGTAACATAGTCATATTCAAACAAAAGCTCTTTGTTTAAAACTACTTTTTCATATATTAAAGTCTGTTTTTTATCCTTCCTATATGAATATTCAATAATATCATTACCAAATTGAAATACATAATAGAACTCAGCATAATCACTTAAACCGTCTGAACACAAGTAGTAATCATATAGATTAGGTGTGACATTTTTATTGGTTAGGTGCGAAACAATATCAAAAATTGCAAGTCCAAGATTAGTCTTTCCAACAGAATTTTTACCATATACAATGGATTTACTAATCAAACCATTTGTTAGACATTGTGAATTAAATCTATAATCACGAATATTTGAAAAATCCAGTGTTATCTTTTTGCTAAAATTCTTGAAACCTTTTACACTAAAACACTTTAACATATTAATCACCCTCATTATTATATCCTTAAATCATAAGATATGTCAATGGTATCCGTAAAATAATTACGGATACCATGATTTTTTAGTTTTAAAAATTTTATCATAGTTTAGGTTGTCATTTTGCGATTTTTTCGGATTATATATAGAAGATATTTTAAATTAGGAGGTAATTTTATGCTGACAATTATCTATGACAGGGATATAGCATTAAGCAATGTGAGTGCAATAGTAAACGCAAGTAATGGTTTGGGATATATGGGAGGTCAGCGTTGCATAGATATGCGACAGCGTGGTGTAGCTGAGAGTATACAATATGTAAGTCAAGGGGCTGTTGAAAAACTCTCAAGAAAGGTTTGTAAAAAACACCCTTTGGGTCTTAATCCAGGGAGCATATTTATTACAGCAGCACCGAATATGAAAGCTGATTATATAATACACGCTGTTACAATGCGTACTCCCGGCAGCAGGGCAAAGATGAAAACAATAAAAACTCTTATCCCAAAAATAATTGAACTGTCAGAGCAAATGAAGCTTAAACAGGTTGCCATTCCCTTGCTTGGAACAGGCACAGGAGGATTGCCAGCAGAAAAAGTACACAACTTGTTTGAAGATTCACTTCCAAATAGCTTTGTCGAATTTTTTCTTTATACAAATTATAGATTTTAAAATTGAAAGGATAAAAATATATGATAAACAATGTTGTATTAACAGGAAGATTGGTTGAAATACCTGAACTTTGCTACACACCTAATAATAAAGCTGTCAGTCACTTTACTATTGCAATTGATAGACCTTATAGAAAGGATGTCGAAAAACAGGCTGATTTCATCAGGATAGTTGCTTGGGGTGCTATTGCAGAATTTGTTTGCAAATATTTTAGTAAAGGTCAAAAGATTGCGATAATCGGTAGTATTAGAACAGGTTCTTATGTCGATAAAACTGGGGTAAAGAAATATACTTTCGATGTAATGGCTGAAAAGGTAGATTTTGTTGAAAGCAAAATAAAATCAGCTACTTCAAATGAGCAGACAAACAATTCTACAAATTCAGAAACAACTCAAGCGAAAAATACAGAACAATATGAACCTGTTCAGCAACAATTTGAAGATATGCCATATACAGATTATGATTTACCATTTTAAAAAATAAAGAAAGGAGCGTTTTACAATGACAATGTATTCTGCAAATGGTGGATTTACATAACAGCAGTATTATCAGATTACATTAAAAATTAAAATTCAGAAAGGAAAATAATGATGAAAGTAAATCATAAAACAAAGAAAATCACTGCTGCTATATCTGCAGCACTCGCAACAAGTATTCTTGCAACAACTGCTTTTGCAGCTGCACCTGACTCACTTCCAGTATTTGATACGGATACAAAGGGTTCTATCACTGTACACAAGTATCAAACTGACGATGAGAATTATGTTGGCTCAAAAGGTACAGGCTTAGCTTCTGATATTGATAAAATTGATACTACAAAGGTAAGTCCTCTTGCAAATGTAACATTTACACTGTTCCAGATTGGCGGTACAGATTCTATTGGTACATCTGCTCCTACATACAGTTCTGAATTGCTTGAACAGAACACCTCAACAAATAAGTGGTCGTATGATAATATTGAAGAAACAAAATCTGTTATTACCGATTCGGAAGGTCTTGCAGCGTTTACCGACCTTAATCTTGGACGATACCTTGTTGTTGAAACAAAAGCTCCAAACTCTGTTGTAACAAAATCTGAACCATTTTTTGTTGATGTTCCTATGACTGATACAACAAATAATAATTCTTGGCTTTATGATATTCACGCTTTTCCCAAAAATGTAGTTAAGTATGATACTCCTGATATTGATAAAGCTATTACAGATATTGGCAATAAGCACGAAACAGCGTCTAAAGGTGATACTTTGAGCTGGATTATTAGCTCTGCTACTCCCACAACTCTGAATGACTATAACAAGTATATTCTTTCTGATACCCTTGATGATAAGCTTAGCTTTGTTGCCAACTCAGTTAAGATTACTTGGGGTGCGGATTATGATACAGCAACAGAAGTTAACGCTTCTAACTATACTCTCACAGTTCCAACATCTTCAAAAGGCGGTTCAATCTCAGTATCATTCAAAACAGATTATCTTTCCTCCCTTACTGAGTCAACAGAAACTACTACATATTATTTCTTTGTTACATATAAGACAAAGGTAATCGAAGCAGCATTTGACACAGACGGTAATGCTGAGAGTATTACAAACGGTGTTAATATAGAATACGATTATACAAATAAGCCAAACGAAGATACTGGTAAAAAAACTATAGACAATGATGACAAACCAGAAGTTCATAGTGGTGGTCTTAGATTTACAAAGACAAATGCAAACGGAGAAGCTCTTGCAGGTGCAGAATTTAAGATTGCTACAAGCAAGGATAATGCACTAAACGGTATTTTCATCAAAGACGAAAACGGCAACGATATTGTATCAACATCAAAAGAAAAAACAGGTTATGTAGAGTTCACAGGCTTAAAATATGGCTCAACTGGTAATAAGCTTACTGAAGGTTCTACAACATATTGGGTAGTTGAAACAAATACTCCACAAGGCTACCAGCTTCTCACAGAGCCAAAATCCTTTGAGGTTAATTACAATTCTTTTTCCACAACTCATGCACTTTCGGCTAAGCTTGTAAATAATCCAGGACTCGATTTACCACTCACAGGTGCTACAAGTGCAGCAATAATTTCGCTTGCTGGAATTGCTCTTGTCGCTTTCGCAGGTATTATGCTTTTAAAAAAGCCTAAGAAAAACTAATTGAATACATGATACGGCGGTGGAGGTAGGCAACTATCTCCACTTTATTTTTAAGGTAAATAATTATGAAAATAAAGCTAAAGATATTATATTCTTCGATATTGTTGATAGGCATAGGATTTTTAGCATATTCACCTATCTGCAATTTAATTCAGAAAAGCTATAATACATCACTAATTGAGAATTATGAAAATAATGTTGACAAAATGAATACAGAGCAAAAAAATGAGTTGATAAAAGCAGTAGAAAGCTATAACGAAAATCTGAAAAATAATAAAGTTCAGACTGTTGATTCAGATATGTTATCTATATCTGGCTTTATAGGCTATATAGATATTCCAAAATCTGATATTTATTTGCCGATTTACAATAGCACATCAGATTATGTGCTTGAGAATGGCATAGGACATTTAGAACAAACTTCCCTCCCTTATGGTGGTAAAAGTACGCACAGCGTCCTTACAGGTCATACAGGAATGGCAGAAAACAAGCTTTTTACTAATATTGACAAGCTCGTTATTGGAGATATTTTCTATATTCATATACTTGGTGAAATTCACGCATATAGAGTTGATAAGATTAAAACAGTTCTTCCAGAAGAAATAAAAGAATCAGATTTCAAAATATCTAATGGCAAGGATTATATTACCCTTATGACTTGTACACCTTACGGGATAAATTCTCATAGATTACTTATTCGTGGGATACGAATCCCATACAGTGATGAACCAGCAGATAATTCATCGGTAGAAAGTAACAACGAAAAAATCGTTGCTCAAAAACCGACTACTGTCAGCGAACATAAAGAAAATGCATATAAGACCTATTTTTGTATTATTGCAATTATATCAGTCGTTCTGATTTCTTTAGCTTTAGTTATTTCTATAATTAAAATCCGCAAACTTAAAAAGGAGGAAAATCATAATGCGAGTTAAACAAATTTCTAAAAAGCTAATTTCTGTTTTGCTGTCATTGTCCGTAATTGCTTCAATGCTTGTGATGAGTAGTATAAGTGTTAGTGCTGAATCGACTGAAGAATTTAGTCCAAGCTGGAACTACACAAGAAACTGTTCGATTAAAAAATCTGATGGTTCTTCTGAAAATATACAAGTCGCTGGTTTGCCTCAAACAGGTATATTTTTTCATATTAACGATTTAAATAACGATTTGGAAAAACACCCTATTCGTGTGAAATTTTCAATTTCCTCTAATAAGCCTTTGATTTTCGGATATATGACAGGTACTTTTGAGGATATAGACACTGATACCTCAAATGACTGGAGTGCCTATTCTTTTAAAAATAATAATCGCTCTATTTCGTTAATCGGTGCAGATGGAAATGGAGCTTATGAATGGAATAGTAACTACTATGAATACAGCGGCGGAGTTATATCAATACCTTTCTTTAAAGGTGATATATCCAAATCAGATATTGTCAGGGCTGTTAGTTATGGTTTGGAAGATAATTTAAATGAATATCTGAGTAATGATTATTCTGTCAAGTATGAAATCACTGTTCAGGATATGTATGGCAGAACTATATCTCATTTTGATAAGTATGATGAAGTCAATACACCTGAAGATTTATCTATAACACTTACTTCTGATGAAGAAAACGGAAAAAGCACCATATCGGGAGCATTAGCTACTGTTAATTATAGCGGTGCGACTGCTTTTGATTCAAGTACGGGCATATATGCCGAACTAAGTGAAAACAAGAAAATATATCCAATATATGCCGATGATGAAACAAAGCTGCCGAATTACGGAATAATAGCTGATTTAAGCAGCGTGGATTTCTCTGAATATCCTGATTCAAAGCTTGTTGTGAAATTCAATCCGAATGGTGATAAAAAGCTAAACTCTCAAGCGGATAACTATAATGATTCAGCGGTTAAATTAAGTGCGTCAACTGGTGTTTGGAATGATAATACCTTTAAGGCTAATAAAAAAGATAAAACTGTAGTAGAAGCTTATCCTGATAGCAATTCTTATCAGTATACAAGTGTAGTACCTATTGATGCAAATAATAATGTAATTGTTTTTAGAGTATTTCCGGGTGGAAGCTATGATACGGATGAAAAATATCTGAGTGCTTTGTTTAACTTTACATATGAAATAAGTCTTGAAGATAAATACGGCAGGACCATTAAATCATATTCCAAAGACGACGGAGAAGTTAAGAATGCATCAAGTAATTATATAGCTTGTGGTACTCTGAGTGATGTAGATAATCCAATAGATAAATGGGTTATAAATTTAAATAACGGTACAGGAAATCCTCCAAACGAAAATACAGGTGGTCTAAAATTAGAATTTGTTGGAGATATTCCAGCAGATTTTGATTATTCTCAACTAAGTATCAAGCTACAGCTTTCAGATAGAAATAGCTGCAATGGATATTCTGCATTTGGTTATTCTAAAACAAAAACAGGTAATGATTCTCAGTATAAAAGCGGTGCAGTTTTAGATTACAAAGTAAAATATAACCAATATGATGGTTGTCTTGCAAGTCAAGACAGAATTGGTTACGGTGATGATAGAATATCTGAAATTGATTTTTCAATAGAAAATAGTTGGGGATATAGAAATATTCTCCCAGTTTCATATTCTAAATTATTTTCAATTATTCCTGAAGCTTCTGAATACAGTTTTAATTATAAGATTTCATCAAAAAATTTAAAATATAAATTTGAGATTGATGACAGTAATGTTATATGTGATGATAAAGATAATATCATATCATCAACACAAGCTGTATCAAGTAAAGGCACAGCCTTGCATACAATTAAGCTAAAAATTGTATATCGTGAAGATGCTTCAGACAAGAGTTCTACAATATGTTCTCCTATATCAGGTTTGCCAAACTGGGGAATTTTATATGATTATTCAAACATAACACCAAGTGAAGTATATCTTTCATCTGATTCATATATGTCATTTGTTGTAGATGAATATCTTCCCACTTCTGAACCATTAAGATATTTTGCATGGTCGAATGGTGGCACCTTAAATGGTGATGTTCCTTATAACATTAAAGACACCGATGGCGGTGAGTATTATGATAAGGATAATAGATATTTCCTTGCTAAAAGAATATACTCTAATCAGACTGTTAAGGCTAATAGTAGTACAAATATAGAACTATATAGAAGTCAAAGCATTGTTTATCCTAAAATTACAGAAATTGATAAATCTGATTATGATAGTAATTCTTTAGACTTTGAGTTAAATGGTAAATACTATCATCCTGAAGTAACTGAAATAGAAAGAGATGTTTTTACAAGTGAAAGTTATCAAGGTTATGCCTTTGAAGCAAAAGGTAGATACTGGCTTATTAATGATGGCAAAGAGATATTCCCTATTATTTCAATAAGACCTGTAATTGGCAAATATGCACCATCATCATATTCTTATCGCTATTATATTAACTATAATAAATCAGATGATGAAATGTCAAAAGTAACTGTATGGCATTATGAAGCATTTAAAAGCAGTAATTTTAGTTTTTATCCTGACAATGGTAGAGATTTAGCAGTACATGGAGTAAATTCAGAATCTGACATTCTTACAAACGAAGATGGTTTTAGTTTATTTAAAATAAACACAAGAAAATCTTTAAATGATTATAATACTTTAGATAGGTTGATAAAACAGTACGATGGCTCTACTTATTGGGTAGAAAAGGATACAGGAAAATATGTTGGTAAATTCAACATTTCGGATGTTAAAAATGGATTGCTTGTTACTGCTGGCAATATTATTGATAAAGTGGATGAAAATCCTTATGTAAATATTGATTTAAGACTTCTTGAAAATGCTGGCACAGCAAGATTTACTTCAATATTCGGAGAAATAAAAGATGGTGTATTCTACATAAAGGAACCACACACAGGTGATTATTCTACCAATGTAGTACAATCTTATAGTCAAGGTTATGCTCATACTGAAGGTGGCGGAATTTTAAGTTCAGATTATACATATACTATTCATTCTCATTTAGCAGAAAACGAAGCTGTACTTATTTTTCCTAATGAGAAAGGTATAGTTTTTGATTATGAAATATCAACAAGAAATATCTCTCAATATAACATTGATAGTCTTGTAGATGAACCGACTGGTAATATTGAAAGGAGTGTAGGAAATAATATAATTTACAAAGGCTCTACAGAAACTACTCGTTTACTTAATTTAATTCAAAAGACAACAATAACCTTTAAAAGCTATAAGAATACAAATTCTACTGATAATACATACAAAAGAAATACTGTAAAATATGTACCAGTAAGCTTGTTTGATTATAATTTTACTGGTAAGCAAACAAGCGAGTTACAATTCTTATATGATACTCAATCAACCTCGGAAGCACCTCAAAATACTTGGCATGATGGTGTTTATAGTAATATTGTAAGTAATAAACTTAATTCTAATGGACTTCCTGCTTTTAATTTTACAACACCATTTGATTTATTTTCTTTAAAAGATGAAACTGATAAAAATGGTAATACAAAGAAGTCGTATAATACAGTACTTGAGCTTTCTTACGATGAAGAAAATCAAATGTATCATTATAACAGTTTACTTTATGCAGCTTCATATGATTCAAAGCGTAATGCAATCTTAACTTATCAATCAGCTCTTGGCATTGACGGTTGGGGTATGCGAGGAGCAGGATTTTTCCCATTTAACTCTTTTAATGAAGATGGTAAATGGGGTACTGCAAAAGATTACAATGCTAATACTTATCTCATAGATGAAGATAATATAAATTACCACTTTGGAATGGGTATGAGCTTAGACTTTAAGATGCCTGAAACATCTAAATCAGATATAATATTCAAATTTACTGGTGACGATGATGTATGGGTATTTGTAGATGGCAAACTTGTACTTGACCTTGGTGGTATCCATGAAGCTATTACAGGAACAATAAATCTATCAAAAGGCATATATTCAGTAGGTTCAAAGATGTATGAGCTTTCATCAGTGCTTAGTTCTGATTTTGCTTCAGGAACAGAGCATAACATTAAGATGTTCTATCTTGAGCGTGGAGGAACTCTTTCTAATTGCTCTATTCAGTTTAACATTCCTATAGAGAATGATGTACCTACTTATAAGTTATCCTATGATAGCAATGGAGCTACATCAGGAAAATCACCTATTGATAACACTCCATATTTTGAAAATGAGATTGCTGATATCATAAATGATTCTGGTACTGCAGAAAAAAGTGGTTATAAATTTATGGGCTGGGCTGTAAAATCTGATTCAAAGGACAATATAAGCACAATAAAAATGGACTCAGATAAGACAGTCTATGCCATTTGGAAAGAACTTGAACACCTCAAATTACCAGTTACAGGCTCCTATAGTGAGTTAATATTTACGGTTATTGGCATTTTATTTACAGGAACAGGAGTAATACTCCTTATCAAAAAGAAAAAATTTAAAACAAATAAATAGAATGACTCATATAAAGCAACTGACATCTTGTTAGTTGCTTTTTTATTATAAAACTATTTTTCAAAATCTCAAGGCATTTGTCAATCGTAATCAATAATACAAATACTATTTTATTTACAAAATATTGACAATAATATTATTCGTATATATAATTTAATTGTAATTTACGAATAAGGTGTTGATTATATGGCTTTTATTGAGGGAATATGTAAAAATTGTGGTGGTACTATTAGATTTGATGATAGTTTATCAAGTGGAATATGTGAGTATTGCAAAACAAAATTTGTTAAAGAAGATATAATTGTACATAATCATTTTCATGATTCTACTGTTATTTTCAATGAAGGTACTTATATTGAAGAAAAATTGGAAAGTGCAGAAGCATATCTTACTAAACTTTATGATTATGAAAAAGCAAGAAAACTTTTTGACTTCGTTACGGAAAATAACGCAGGTGACTATAGAGGTTGGTGGGGAATTGTAAGAGTACTTACAAAACAATTTACATTTATAGATTGTACTGAAGCAGAATACGAAAAAATTAAAATTTACTATCAAAAGGCTACTTCAGTTGCTCAAAAAGATCAGAAAAAACATATAGAATCTATATGGACTCCTTATAGTCAAAAAGTAGAACAATATATAGAAAATAATCATAGAAAAAATATGAAAAAAAACAGAAACAAGCGTATTAGATTATCTATTTCTATAATATTGTCATTGGTATGTAATATTTTTATTGCTATAATCCCATTTACAACAAGTATAGTCAAAGATACTTCTGGATGGGGAGATGTAGCAAATATACTTATATTCCTTTTAGGAGGTAATGTTATAATAACAACTGTTTTAGGCTTAATCGGCTCAACAAAATTATGCTCCACTTTTCCTGCGATATCAGCTGCTATTTTCCTTAGTGTATTTTTATTCAAATCCTATCAGGCTGCTTCTCTTGAAAATGCAGATGTTATAATTAAAATTTTAGGACTGGTAATTCTATGTTTAGGTGCTTTAGCAATTGTTGCAGTTTGTTATATGATTCCTGCTTTTATTCTCAATAAATTTGTTACCAACAAAAATCACCAATAATTAAATATAAATTCAAATAGCTTCCGAGGGTACATATCATCCTCGGAAGCTATTTTATATCGTTATAAACTCGCTATAAATGCCGTATAAAGCTATTTTAAACATCTGGTGGGGATTTTTATTGCCATGAAAATAAAATCGTTACAAACAAATTATAGACCTAAAGTCATACTGGATATCGATATCCAGTATCCTTTTTTTCTATTGTATTAAAATCAAATTTATCAGCTAAAATATCAGCAACTTGCAAGTCTAATCCATTTACAATAGATTCGATACCTTGTAAATATTTTCTTAACGCAACAATTAGTATTGGTATAGTAGCATCCGTTGAGCCTATTTGTTCAAAAAACTTAAAATAAAAATGCAGAATTTTTTCTATAGTCAAATTTATCATATAGATATTTTTTTCATCTACAGCTTTTGTTAACTCTGTAGATAATTCAGTTAGCTTTTTACATTCTTCGTTTGTCATTTGTTTTTTCCTTTCTATTAAATATAAAGCATTGTAGGGTATACAATTTCCTCTGCACAAGCTTTTAAATTTCGCTCAAGCATATAATATTTGTCCATATTTCCATTTATGAGGGCGAGTTGTAGTTCATTATTGTTTTCCGATAATTTTCTTGTTTGTACATCAACAGCCTTGTTCACTTGATGGAGCTTACGCTCAACCACATAATACAAATTTTTATTATCAAGTATTTCCTGTATGCGTCCTTGATTTATCAAAAAACTAACATAAAGTGCTTCAAGTGTTATCAATGTCCTTTCCTGATATGAACCTGATTTTAAATCGTAGTGACGATAAACATATGATTTATCTGTTGATATTCTTTCTTCCAACCAGCACCTTGGCATATTATTAACAAAAACATTTGATGTGTATACTTTTCCTAACATAACAATCACCTCCTTTCCTGATTTCTAAATTTTTAAATTACATTCCATAAACCTGCTTAAAGTACATTTCAAGAGCCTTTTCAACGATTTCTGAAACCTCTTCTTTTTCGAGAGAATCAAAGTATTTCTTGTAAATCTCCTTGCTCAGTTTTACGCTCTTTCCTGGAGGATTCTTCTTTTTTTCACTGTTTTCTCCTAATACTTTTGGTATTTCCATAGTTTGAATTGAATCATTGCTATACAATGTACGCAATTCCTTTGCCTGAGATTCAGAAATAGAAAATCTCATGTTTCCATCTGTATCAGCAGAACTCATTTTGAACACTTTCTCTTGGTTTTCTTCGCTTAGATAAGAAAGCTCAACTCCTGCACGAATTGATACAAGTCCATCATCAACCCATTTTTTAAGTCCGTCACAGAGTTTGTCAATTCTTAGCAGTCTTGCAACAGTATTTCTGCTAAGTCCATACTCTTTTGCTATCTGTTCCCTTGAATTATGATTTTCTTGTTTTTCTTCTTTAGTATCAGAACTTGAATTTTCAAGTGCCATAAGTTCATTGATAATATCATTTCGCTTGCCCTGCGAAAACATATCCTCGTATCTTAATGCAAGAACCTTGGCTCGTTCCGAGATTTTTAAATCATTGAAACCACGCTGTATCAGATTACTTTCAATAACATAAACTTCTGCTTCTTCATCAGACAAATTCTCCTTAATAATGCCAGGAATTGTTTCTAAGCCTGCAAGTTTTGCACAGTTCCAGCGATTATGACCAATGAGTATTTCATATGTATTTTCTTTGGTAGGTCTTACAACAATCGGTGTAAGTACGCCATTTTGATGAATGCTCTCAATCATATCATCCATACGCTCACCTTCGTACAAAGTGAATTGGTGGTTATGATATGGAACAAGCATATCAATCGGTATTTGCTTAATTTGATTTTCCTGTGACATCATCATTCCAAAATTAAACCCTGTCATTTTTACAAACTCCTTTACATTAATGTAATAATAAATGCAATGATAAATAATACCAAGCAACATAAAACATAAATCCAGATTGGGGACAATATCCAAATCCAAGCCCAGTCAATTACTAATGTAAATTTAAGTACAATAAATACAAGTGTAAGTAGAATAACAAACCATTTAAAACAACCCCTTGAACTTTTTCCCATCTTTATCTCCACTTCCTATCACCATATACTATACTGCACTTAAATAAATTTTTAAGGTTCTGGCTGAATTGAAGTAAATAACCCCCATAAGTATGGTAACTATTACAAGAATAACAACTATATAAATTGGAATTACATTAAAATACAAATTATAGTGTTCATCAGATAATTTATCTTTTACACTTTTTACATCTGCAATAATATAACTGGATTCGTATGTTTTGCCATTGACTGTATAAGAAATGCTGCTTTTATATTCGATTTTAGGATTGTAATTAGATTGTATATACCATCTATCATTTAATGCTAAAGCAAAAATTGTTTCATCTACCTTAACATTGTTTACATCATTCTCAAGATTGTAAGTTCTACCAAGTATTGTTAATTGTTTGCTGTTGCTTGTGAGAGTATATGTATTTGTCGTTGAATAATCAACGATTTTCACATTATTATATAAGTCAATCCATACATAAATAGAAAAGCCAATAGTAATAAGTGTTCCAATAAGTAATGGTATAAAAATGATTTGATAAAAAATTTTCTCAGTAGCTAATAAAGTTTCACGCAATTCTAATCACTTCCTTTGTGTATTAATATTTCTTTGTTATTTTTAATTAGGTGATTTTTTAATCTGCTGAACGAACTCCAATATGGAGAGTAAGATATATATGTATAGTGTTCTTTAATTTCTTGTTGTTTCTTTTTTCCCCTTATCTTATTTAGTTCACATTGGCTAACGATACAATGTTTACTTGGACACATAAAGCGTTTTCTTATTTCGCAATCTTTTTCTATCCAATCAAGTTTGAATTTTCCTTCAACATAAACAGCAATATAAATCTTTGTCTTTTCTCTGAAGGAAACTAAAGTGAGCTTATAATTATCAATTAACAAATCTATATTTCCTATTTCAAAAAGTTTAAATTCTATTTCTTTCCACATCTCTCGATTTTCGGACATTTTGACTCCTCCTGTTGTAATTTATTTTGGTTATTGGAAAGTATAGGTTACAGTTTTTTTATGAGCAAAAAACCAGTCGCTATATTTCAATTCTTCATCAATAATCACTTTTGTCGGATTATCATTATCAATAACTATGTTTGTATCGTTATCAACACTAATCTTAAATTCATTATTGTCTTTTGTTTTATAAGTGATTATGTAGCTTTCGTCTGACTTGTTAATCAATGTTGATTTATTAAATTCTACAATATCATATTGTTTTGTACTTGAGCTTACAACATTAAATGTATTTGAATAATTATTAATTGAAATATGTGAAAGTGTTAAAGCAAAAATACAAAGAGCTGCAGCAACTAAACCAGTAACTATGCTTTCATCCAACCAATTTCTTATGCATTTAATTTCACAAAAAATAATAACAATTAAACTTATAGCTTCTATAATATAAAGCATTAGAATTTTCTCTCCTTGCACTTGATTATTGTTTATTAACTAAGCTAAGACTTCCTATTTTATTAGTAAACAAAATCGGTTCTTCAAATTTATTAGTCAAATACTCTATGACATGATTATCAGAATAATATAGAATTATTTTTAACTCAGAATCTTCATTAACATCTCTCTGTATATCAAAAGCAATGTCAAATAAATGAAAATATGTAATGTCTTCTTCCAAAGACGATGTATTAATGTTGGGTAAATTGTTAATACCAACATTCTGAACTGGTATTTTAATTAAATTATTTTTTATTTCCCAAAATGTGTGAGTATCTTTGCAAAAAAGAAGTAACTCTTCTGCAATTTTTCTTCGCTCATTTTCTTCAATTTCCTCTTCTTTTATAATTCTGTATTTTAAAAAGGCTACAATAATAATGAAAATTATTGGTATAGCAAACACATAACTCATTTGTATCATCTCCTTGTTTTTCTGCAATATTGCAGTAGATGATTTTTCTTTTACTACATAAATATTCAAAAAATTTCTATAACCTCCTTAGCAACTGCCTTATATTCTTCTCCTGGTCGATTATTATAAAGACACAAACTCTTTTGTTTATTGGTACTTTTCTCAGCTTCTGTAGCCTTGTGAATGTATGTAGTAAACATCTTATCAGGGTAACGCTGTTTTAGTTTTTCAAGTACAATCTTACTTGCTGTTGTATTTGTTTCATACATAGTTGCAAGTACACCTATCAATTCAAGCTTATTGTTTACTGTATTTTTGATTTGTCCGAAAACATTTTCAAGCATCACAAGCCCATCGAAAGCGAATTTTTGAGTTTGCACTGGTATTATAAATCCATCACTTGCTACCAGAGCGTTCATCAAAAGCACACCAAGCGAAGGCAAGCAATCTATGATTATGTAATCGTAGTTACCAATAAGCTCTTTTGTAAGCATACGCTTTAAAACAGTTTCTCTTGAAATGACACCTGATAAGTAGCAATCAGCATTAGCCAGATTGAGGTCAGATGGTATGTAGTCTATATTATTAACTTCACTATGCCTAATGTAGCTCATAATATCTTCTGATTTTCTTTCCAACCCAATAGCAGACATCATCAGATTATTTATAGTTGGAAGCTCATCTATGGTATCTCCATTGTCGTTTATAAAGCCAAGATAAGATGAAAGACTTGCCTGTGGGTCAAAATCAATAAGCAATGTATGTTTGCCTTGAAGTTCAAGGGCAACACCAAGATTTGTCGCAGTTGTAGTTTTACCTACACCGCCCTTTTGATTAGCAATAGAAATAATCTTACACATAATATTTTCCTCCATAAATAAAAATTATTTTTTTAGATTAAGTAAGCAAATACTGCTGCTATTAACGCAAACACAAGCCCATAAAGCAGTGTATCCTTTATCTAAATATGGATTTATCAAAATTACAATAAGTGTAATACACGAAATTAAAATTGATATTAAACACAATAGTTTTATTACTTTTCTTAATCTATTTTTCAATTTAGTACACCTCAAATTATAAGGAATTATCCTTGCTATGTTCCTTTTTAGGAGCATAGCTTTCTTTTTGTGCTATGATTTTTGCAGACTTAAGTATACTTTCACGAGAAATTATGCCCTTGCTTTTCTCATCGGAATTTTCTTTTAAATTCTGCTGTTCAGAAGCTTTCTCCTGAAGCTTAGCTTTTTCAGTTTTTTGGAATATGTACATTAAATCGTGCTGTTCTCCTATATCAGTCACATCGAATTTCTTTACGCATTGGCAAAGCCAAGGTAAAGTTTTATTCAAGCCTTTTACAATGGCTGTAACTTGAATTGGTGTTAAAGGCTGTTTTGATACATAACCTGACCATTGTCTGTGTTCAAAATAATTATTTTTCAGAAATCTACCTATTTTTCTGTAAGCACTCATATAAACAAAGGGATTATTTGATTTAAAAATTTTTTTAAGGGATTCGGTATTTAAGTCAAAATTTATAGCTTTTCGACAAAAATCATCAGCTGCTTTCATACTCAAATCCCCTTAACTTTAAAATTATTAAGTTCATCAAAAATACTACTTTTTGATATGGTATTGTCGCTGTTTCGTGAGTACCAGTAAAACCCAATCGCATATTTTTTGAACCAATCCATTTCATACAGGTCAATAGCAGCACTCGTCAAACCACCCATATCTTTATTTCTGCCCTTGTCAGTAAAAATAAAATGATATGGTTTTTCAGTTTTAATTTCAGGAAGTTCAAATTGTTTAAACATCTTTCTGATGAAGTCATACATAACCTCTGGCTCGTACTTATCATCTTTCTTAATTTTCTCCTCATCAAGAACTATCTCAACTTTGTACTTATACATAAAAAGTTCCTCCTTAGATATTGGTTTCAATTTCTGCCACGATGGGGCAAAAGTTAAATTAGAATGGAACATCATCGTCATTTAGCTTTGCAAGCTCTTCTTCAATATGTTTTTTCCTTTCTGCTCTTTTTTTATCTTCATCAGTAAGAATTGGCGGAAATTCCGCTGGATAGATTTCATCAGCGATAATACCTATACCTTCGTTTTTGCGAATACCATCGTTTACACTGATTATATTTCCAAGCTTGCCTATAACTACTACCGCACTGTTTTTGCGTAAGCTGTCAAGTACTTTTCTGCTGACATCACCGTAGCAGGCTATCGAAACCTCAGTAAGACCAGTTGCACCAACTACTGAAATTGTGAAGCGAGTACTAATTTCTCCATAAGCGATTTTGTGTTCAGGCTTTGTAGTAATTACGCCTGAAAGAGTAACATTATTTACCATAATTAAAAACCTCCGTTTTAAAATTAACTTTTATTTTCTCTTTAGCTAAGATTATACTTGACAATGAACGCATTGTCAAGTATAATCTTACAACTTTTTGTTTTTTAATTTCTATTGACTACCTCGAATCAATAAGATATAATCATATGCAAGACAATCAATTATTGTTTTGCATAAAGAGAAGAGGGGATTTATATCAAAACTTTTATTTGTCAAATGTGCGGAAAAATATTTGAATCAGAAGCCAATCGTGCAACATACTGCCCCGAATGTAGAATTGAACGCCAAAAGGCAAGAGCAAGGGCATATGTTGAAAAGAAAAAGAATAATATTGAAACAAGAACCATTGGAGGAACTGATGTTTGCCCTGAATGTGGTAAGCCTTATATTGTGCGAAGCGGAAGTCAAGTAGTTTGTGAGGATTGTAGAAAGAAACATACTAATAAACGCAAGCAAAAGACTAATGCAAAGTACAGTGCTAAGGCATATGATATGCTGACTGTTTATGTGAAAAAAGGGCAGAAAGACGATATTAAAGAATTTGCAAAACGGCATAATATGAGTGTAAACGAGTTTATAAATCTCGGTATTATTCTTGCAAAGGAAAAGCTCTCAAAAGAAGAATAATTATTCAATTTCATTTTCTTTGGATTTATTTGCACTAATTGTTTTCATGTATTCGTTGATAGAAGTCTGAGCATATTCAATTTCTTTAAGTTCTTCAACTATGCTTTTATACTCTTCATTCATCTGCTTACGCTGTTCAATAAGTGCAGCTCGTTCTCTTTCAAGATTTGAAATGTTTGGTATAGTTTTTCCAAACATTTCTATCATTTTTTCGACAATGCTTTCGTATTTTTCTATTGCGAAAGCATTGTCTTTTTTATATCTTCTTTTATTTTTGCTTTGTGCATATTCGTCGTAAATTGGCTTGTACTTTTTATACCCTCTAAGCAAACCTATAATCTCTCTCTTATCATCAATTTGCTGTTGCAGTTTATTAAGCTTTGCAACTAAAATCATACGCTTGTTATATGTAGCTGTGGCTGTTGCATCAAGCTCCTGTTCACTGCTTAAATTATGAGTTGTAAGAAAATTTATGAGCTTAGACACTTCTTTCATATTTTCTAAATCTGCCCAGTGAAGTAAACCTTTAGATGTTTGAAAAACTTCCTGAGATGTATCAATAATTTTTGTTCTGTATGTGCGTCCACTAATGCCATTTTTCAAAAGATTATATTGCTCAATTCTTCTCCTGATTTGTGGTTCGTCATAATACCAACCAAGTGTTTTTCCACGAGAATAAATTTTTCTTCCGTCTTTTTTAAGATGTCCTTTAATATGAAATTTTATTTTTATATGATTCTGAGGAGTATAAACACATTCAATGTTTTTCTCACGAATTTTTTTCAAAAAATCGTCAAAGTCTGATGACTGCATAATTGTTTCATCAATCACATATCTAAGCTTCGACTTCCAAGATTTTCCGAACTTGTCCTGCTGCCATTCATAGTAACATTTTCCTTTTCCCGTTTCAGGATTTTCTATAACGCTAAGACCATTTTCTTTGCATATTTCATCACCCTCTTTTCTTAGATTCTTCCACGATTTTTTGCCACGATTTTCTTTTGTTTCAAAAGTGCGAAAGTGTTCAAAGCTGACATTGTTGAAGACAATATGACAATGAACATTGTTGGTGTCAATATGCGTTGCAATTACATATTGATACTGACCTTTTAAATATCTTTCTGCCAATTTTTCGCCGAGCTTCATTGCTTCTTCTGGAGTAACTTCATCGCCAGCAAAACTTATATGCATATGCTGTGCAAGTACATCTCCCCGACCTGTGCCTTGCCGTCTAATATTTAAAAATTCTTTGGCAGCTTTTTTAGAATCCAGGGAACAGCCATATGAATTTATATATAATCCATTTGCAGTTTTT